GCAAATGATTGACAAGATGGCGACGGCCTATGGCCCTGGGGCGCCGCAGCTGGATCCAGTTGCTCGTGGACTGGAGCTTGGCAGCCAGGAGTACCTCGACGCCGCCAGCGACTACAAGAATGGTCAGTTGATCATGGTTAGGCCGATGGCGTATATCGGGCTGATCGAGTCCGGTGCGGTGCGAGATGTCGTCACGGACGACGAGACAGGCGAGGAAGTCATCGAGGACGAAACACTCCTTGATATCGGAACAGCTACTGTTGACGAACTAGCCGACTGGATTAGCTCAGAGCGGCCTACCGTCAACGACGTTGTTCAGGCATCAGATGGCGACGCAGAGCTAGCCAAGAAGCTCCTGGAAGCAGAATCCAAGGCGACCAACGGTGAGGCTCGCAAGGGTGTTCTGGAGGGCCTATCGGCCGTCATCGCCCGAGCCTAGAAACGTGGGGGCCAGGCCACTCCCAAGCCAAGTCTGGCCCCCACAACTAGGATTGAATTATGCCATTTGACGACAAATTCCGACCCACCACGCAAAATGTTGCGTCGTTCATCAAGAACCGCACTGTAGATGGCAACAACAACTTTATAGGTGACTTTACAGCAGATACTATCGTCACGCAGTCAGAGGTTGATCTGATTATCAACCAGGCGGGCGAGATGGTCCTGGCGGCGCTTCGCTGGGACCCAAATGTGCCGACGTCAATCCCTGACGACAACGTGCCTGCTGCTACAAGCCTCATTGCACTCTTCAGCGCGATCTTTGTCGAGGTCACGAAGTTCAGCGAGCAGATCGCTCGCCAGGTGTCGCCATACCCGTACCTCAAAGAACTGTTTGACGGGATGTTGTCGCAGAAGCAGGCTGAGCTAGGGATCCAGCCGCCGCAGACTGGCCGCAGCCTTACACTGGTTGACCTTATCGCTAGTGAGTACGGCTTGCCCATCTATGAATTCCCCGACGACCTGATGGTCAATTGGCAGACCGCGTTCTGATGCCTGATCCTGGCTTCATAGTCCCGACTGAGAGGATCGAGGACTTCGCCTATCACCTGGAAGTGTTCGGTGATAAGGCAGAGGTTCTGAAGCCGGTGCTAGAGGACATCACCGACAAGATTCTGGAGCGCGAGCGTCGTATGTTCGAGACACGTGGAGCGACCAGCGGTGTATATTGGTCTCCGCTGCGTGGCTCAACTGTCAGGCGCAAACAGCGGGCTGGCGATCCTCTTGTGCGGAGTCCATTGATCGCTACTGGTGCACTGATGCGCAGCCTGTCGGTGCGGCGCGCTAAGTATCAACACCTCAGCATTGATGATAAAGGGATCGAATTCGGAACATCTCACCCGGCTGCTGGCTATCATGAGACAGGCACTCGTTACATGCCGCGCCGTCCGCCGCTGATCATTCCGGCGAAGCACGCTCACGAGTACATCGGAATGTTGAACGACTTCATCTTTGGTGAGGGCAACTATGCCTGAAGTCGGCCCGCTGAATGCGTTCACTGACGTCGAGTCTCTGGTGCTTGCTCACTACAAGTATTGGGCGCATACATGGCTCCTAATTCGTGAGGCCCAGCAAGGTCTGGACTATGGCACGATTGCCAGGCCGAGGAGCTATATCGTCAAGCAGACGTTTACGGCACTACCCGGAGAGGAGCAGACACCGTGTGTAATCGCTGTCTCCGACGGATTCTCGGAGCAGCCGCAGCGTAGAGGCTCTGGGCGGTATGACACGTATTTCCGCTTTGGTATCGCCGTCGTCTGCATGGCGAATGGTCCGTTCAGCGCACGGGCTATGGCGGGTCACTATCAATCCGTCATAATGGGGATTGCACTCAGCCATCGCACGGTTGATACCGATGGGAAGATCAGCATGTGCCAATTCGTCAACCTACGAATGGAGGACATCGACGAGGAAACGATTGGGCGCTCTATGGCGGCAGCCCGTCTGGAGGTAGTGTACTGCGCCAAGGAGTTCGCTGCTGAGTATCCGAATCCAGACTACGTGCCGGATGATGAGCTGCCAGGACCTGTTGTTCCAGGCGCTACTGTCGAGCAAGTCCTTGTTGATGTAGACCCCTACCGAGTAAGTGAGGTAATGCCGGATGGCTAAGAGCCAGAGCTTCGTCGCACCAATTGATATGTCGGAGCGTGTGCTTGCGGACGGTCGTGTCTTGGTCCCTGGTGAGCACATTGACCTTGATGATGAGGCACGAGCCGACGATCACAACGCACGTTTGATCGAGGAGGGCCAACTCCTGGAAGCTCCGTCAGCTGGCGAGCAGTCGCCAAAAACTAAATCAACTCAGAAGGATAATGGAGGTGAGGTGTGAGACCAGGGGTCAACGTCACGACGCTTGACAACGCGCCGCCCAGCACAGTCCCTACTGATGTCGGTACTGGCTTCATGGTCGGTATCACAGAATCAGGGGCGGCTACTCCGTCGGCGGCCAATCTCGTTCAGAATCTGGACGAGTTCACCAGAAACTATGCTCCTAGTCAGGGGAACTACAGCGGCGGGCTGGCTGCATACAATGGAGCGGCCACCTTCTTCTCTGAAGGCGGGAATCGTTTGTACGTAAGCCGTGTGTTGGGCCCAGCGGCTTCACCAGCGACAGGCAATCTTCCAGACAGCGTCGCTGCTACGTCACTTGTCGTGACTGCTAACGGGCCGGGCGAGTGGGGCGACAACCTCGACGTCAAGGTTGACGACCCAACTACCGATCCAACAATCGCCGCCGGGATGTATCGTATTAAGATCATCGATCACACAACGAGCAACGTTCTGTACGCCAGCCCTGATCTGCTAGATCAGGCGGCTGCGATCAGTTGGGCTTTGGGCACAAACGTTCAGATCAGCGCTGGAGCAAGTACGCTCATTCCGGCTCCGGGAACTGTGTCACTATCTGGCGGCTCCAACGACATCTCGTCAATCGACAATACCCAATGGCAGAACGCGATCAACGGATTCTCATATGTTCTGGGTCCGGGGCTGATGTTCGCACCGGGAGCCACCACAACAAGCATCTATGGTTATATGGCCGAAGCTGCTCGTCGTGATCTGCGGGTTGCGATTCTTGATGGCCCCGATACGCCGACGGCAAACACCCTGATCACGTCGGCCAAGAGTGTCGCGGATTCGATGATGGCTCATTCGCGCTACGCCGGTCTGTTTGCTCCGTGGCTGATCGCAGCTGGGGTTACGTCTGGTACGTACAAGAAGGTTCCGCCAAGCCCAGCAGTTGTGGGTCGGTTCTGCAAGAACATGGGACTTGGTTACAGCGCCAACGAGCCTGCTGCTGGTGAGCTAGGCCGTCTGTTGACTGTGCTAAGTTTCACGCAGGAGTACAGCGACTCTGACCGGCAGAGTCTGAACGACAACGGCGTCAACGTGATCCGTGACATCTACGGTGCAGCCAAGATTTACGGATGGCGAACGACTGCTGACCCAGTCAACGATCCCCGATGGATCAGTCTCAGCAACAGCATTCTGCAACGTCAGATCGTGGCTGAGTGCAACGCCGTCGGAGAGCGGTTCATCTTCCGTGAGATCGACGGTGGCGGTCGTTTGATCGGTGAGTTCAACGGAGCACTGGTGGGCGAGGTCTGCCTGCCACTCTTCTTGGATGGCAGTCTGTACGGCGACAAAACAGATGATGCATACAAGGTCGATACCGGCCCCAGCGTCAACACAGTCGATACCATCTCGAACAACGAACTGCACGCCGTCATTTCTGTGCGCATGGCCCCATTCGGGGAAGAAGTGGATATCGAAATCGTCAAGTACCTCGTAACAGAGGCAATCCCCGCGTAGAGGTGAACAATGGCAGGTACTGGAACAGCATCAGTTCGGCAGAACGAGATCACCGTTTCTGTCACGTATCGCGGCGAGACACGCCGCTTTGGTGTCTTCGATACCTGGTCGGGCGCCAATGTGACTGCCGACAACACGAAGCATCGTCGTGGCGGTATGGGTCCGCAGGTGGCGATTGGTGGCCCGGTGACCATCGAGGACCTCACTGTGACCCGTGACTACGATTTGGCTCGCGACAATCCGAATGGCCATTGGCTAGCCAATGCAGTTGGTCGCGCAACTGCTGTGGCAACAAAGCAGTATCTCGACTCTGATGGCCTGGCTTTTGGCACTCCGACCGTCATCACGGGAGTGTTGATTGGTTACAACGAGCCGGGTGCTGACTCGGATGCAGGCGATGTCGCGATGCTCGAACTCATCATCAATCCCAACGGAGCCGTCGGATAACAGCTGAGAGGCCACAGATGGAGATTCCTGATAACAATGACCTGGAGAACATTGGCACGGCACTCCAGGGGGCGCAGAGCTTGTCGCTGCTGAAGGAAGCGGAGGATCGGCGACAGAAAAGGGAGCACACTCTATTCCTCGATGTTCCGAGTTGGAATGGCGATCTGATCGCAGAGTATCGTGTAGTGCCGCCAGATGACTTGCGCAAGCTTGCTGAGGCGGCACTACGCAAGTCACGAAACGGGAATGGCGATCAATTGCCAAACAACGACATCACAGTGATTGCGGCGTCGTGTGTCGGACTTTATGTCAAGGACCCAGAGACTGACGAGCGGGTGCCGGTCGAGGATGAGTATGGTCACGTCAAGTACGACAGGATCGCACATGTGCTCGGCAAGGACGACGAGATCAAGTCTTCTCCAGACGCGGTTCGATATGTCATGGGCGAGCGTGATAAGGACGGTGATGGAGGCTGGACAGAGAACATCATGGCAATGAGCATCCACGCCAACACCATCGGTAAGTGGATGCGCGATCCAAGCAAGGGCGGAGTTGATCTGGAAGAGCTACTGGGGGAATTCTAAGCGACAAGGATTTGAGCATTGAGTTCTTGGCAGGAGCATCGCTCGTAGGCATCACGCCAGACAAGTTTCTTCGAACAGAGAGCGATATTGAACTTCGGTGTCTTATCCTTGTCGCAGAGAAGGCAGTTGAGTTCCAACAAATCCTCTACAAAAACCTAGCTGCACAAATCGTCATTTTCTTCGGTCAGGCACTAAGCGGAAACAAGTCACGTGGCGTTCAGAGAGACCATCGAGGCGATCCTCAAAGTTAAGGACGCCGCCAGATTCAAGGCGGCTATGGATTCGTCTGCGCGCGCTGTTCGAAAGCTTGGCCACGATGAAGACGCCGCCGCCGCTCAGACTGAAATTCTCAAAGAGATTGAGAGCAAGCTTGAGAAGCAATCTCTTGAATTAACTGCCGCACTTGAGCTAGTCGCTCATTCGGTCAACAATCTTGGCGACCAAATGGTTGAAGCGGCTGCTAAGACAGAATTGGCAAACCGGGCGATGAAGAAGTCCGGCACGAACGCCGTGTTCCTGGGGAAGTCCTGGGCGTTCTGGAAGGACAGGTTGTCGCTGACGCGCTCGGAGATGATGACGACTGCGTTGACAGCTGGCGCATACCTCTCGCCAGCCATCATCGGCCTGGGGTCAAGCCTCGCCTACGCTGCTGTCGGTGGCGGCGGCGTGGCTCTTGGCGGCCTCTCGACGCTGATTTTTGGCTTCGGCACATTCTACACCATGCTGAAGCCGGTCACGAACGGCATCAAGGCAGTCATGAAGGCTCAGGATGAGTATAATGTTACGGTACAGCAATATGGTGCGGCAAGCATACAGGCAAGCCGGGCCAGCGCTCATATGTATGCTGTCATCCAAGCAAATGGCGGGAAGCCGGTTCTTGATGTCGTAACAAATCTTCGCAAGCTCAAGAAGGAGTGGGCTGCGACTACGGCCCCTGGTCGAAGGAGCCTGCTTGATGTAATTGGCGAGGGCCTGGATACAGCCAGAATGATGGCGCCGACCATCTCGGTTGGTGCCAATCAAATGGCGTCCGCTTTCCATAAGGCAATTCAACCTGTCTTTAAGGATCTGAGGGGTCCAGAATTCAGGAAGCTCTTCAGCGACCTTGCTGATACCTTTAGTAGTGCCATCGGCCCTGCGCTGAAGGGCACATCGAACTTCATGGTCGTAATGGCTCGCGTTATCAGGGCGACATTGCCTTATGTCGTTGAGCTAGCCAAATGGTGGGAGAACATAACCGCAGGCTGGCGCAAGAGCACTCGTGATCAGAGCAACCTCGACAAGTTCTTCAAGACAGCAGTCTACAACTTCAGGCTCTGGGCCAAATTCGGCTCGGCTCTATGGAGAGTGCTTAAGATCATCTTCAGCGTTAGTCACGGCGAAGGCGAAAAGACTCTCACCACATTAACTAAGCTCGTGAATAAGTTTGGTGACTGGCTACAAAAAATGAAGGACACAGGCCAGATTGATCGGTTCTTTCGCGCTTGGAACCAATCAGTCAAAACTGCCTTCTGGGCCATTCAGCATCCAGCTGATGCGTTCAATAGATTCTTCCCTCAAGTGCTTGCTCTGATCGATAAGTGGCTGCCTGTGGTCATGGATCACATCGCCAATGCTTTCGTGAATAACGCCGGGAGCATTGCTGAGACCTTCATCATAGCTTGGCTTAACGCCGGGGCCTGGGCGAAGCTCCTGACGGCTGCGGCGATTCTGCGCAAGTTTGGATTCTTTGGCTGGCTTGGCAAGCAGGTCGCCGGGATGTTTATAAAGCCGTTCATTGCGAAGTTCGCAGCTGAGTTCGCAGCATCAATCGGAATTGAGACCGCTGCTGGCAGCGCCATCTCTACGGCAATGGGCACAGCTGGTGGCCGAATGGGCGGTATTTTTGGTCGAGCATTCCGAAAGTCCTGGATCGCCATCGTGATCGCTGCCGCTGCGACACTCTGGCCCTCTATCAAGAAGCAGCTTGGTCTTGACAAGGCCGCGGTCCAGAACAAGCCAGGCGCGCGATCCAATCTGTTCAAGAGTACGCAGAACAAAATGTCGAAAGGCGGGACGCTTGGTCAGATCCCAGTCGACCCTAAGAGTGTGCTCAAAACGGTCTGGGGATGGATTACTGGTGGGCAGACCGGCGGCGTCATTCCTCCTGGTGGTACGTCGTTGGTTGGCGAGGCTGGGCCTGAGCTAGCCACCGCCGGGCTTCGCGGAACAGAGATTCGTCCGCTGAGCAGCAACTCTCGTCACACCCTGCCGAGCATAGGTGTTCCGGCAATGCCTGATCTCAGCAATATGATGAACATTACAGTTCACTCATACGTTATGGTAGACAAGCGCGAGGTTGGTCGAGCCGTCAGCAACCAGAACGCTTACGACAAGGCGCGCCGTGGAGGTCGAGCAGCGCCGTCTGTGGGATTCGACCTTGGCTGACGTAGATAACATTTTCACCATCACAAGCCAGGAGGATGGCACTCGCTTTTGGGCTAGCTTCGCCGATGGTGCGCCGCTCGTGACCGACGGGTATGGCGGATGGCAGATTGTTAACCGACCCAGGGCCGTCGGCATTGTCGAGTGGCAGGGGCGCAACCCTCTGGCAATTGAAATTCCTTTCATGATCGATTATTGGATGAGAGGAATTGATAGTCCTGGCATCCATTGCGAAACTCAGGTCAGAAGATTGGAGCGTCTTCTGGGCGTCGGTATGGCGCACCAGCCGCCGATCTGTCGAGTCGATAGCCAAGGTGTCATCCCGCATGACTATACTCTTAACAGAGGTAAGTTCTGGGTAGTCGAGAGTGTGTCCTGGGATCGTGAGCTAGAGCTACGTCATCCAAGCACGGGCCGACGGCTTCGTTGTGGAGGAACCATGACGATCCGTCAGTTCATCACGCCTGGCGACATTCTTCGCACAATCAAGGCTACCGACAAAGCTCGTATCCCCAAGACGTACCGCGTCAAGGGTGGAGACACACTGAGCAAGATTGCCAATAAGTTCTATGGTGATCCGCATAAGTGGAAGATCATCGCCGACGCGAACCGTATCCGTGACCGCCGCCATCTTAAGCTCGGTCAAGTCCTCAAGATTCCTCCTGGATAATGACGACCGCAATTGATCTGATCTCAGACCCGAATCTGGGCATCGACCCTATTACCTCGATGACGACACTGCGGCGCACTGGGTCGCAGCGCGGATACACAAACTCTGAACTGGAGCATTTCCGTATCGGCCACGGCGATATCAATTCGCTCGTACTTCAGGTCATTGCTTTTGGCAAAAAGAATCATCCAGAGCGCCACGACGCTCGGACCATCGTTTCAGATGCCACGTTCGAGGACAGCATAGACAAGACAAATACCTTCACATTAGTTGTTCACGATCCAGATTGGGACCTTCTTAATACAGGGGCGCTCGATAAGCCAATCGACCTTAACCCTGGTAACATTCCGAATTTGATCTATCGTCGTGATAGCTTCGAGGTCAGCAATGATGACATCACGATAACGTTCGTCACACGGAACGCGGCCTATATGTCGTACTACAAGCGGCCAAAGAAGGCCAATCGAAAGAACACAACGCGAGCCGAGTTCCTTCTCAGTTTGACCAGGGACGTCAAAGAAGCCAAAATTCCTTTTGTCTGTCCGCAGCTTCATCAGAACCAGAAGATCGCGCGCACTCAGTTCCCGAATGAGATAGCTCGTCGCAAGGGCCGGGAGCATGGCTTCACCGCAAGCGACAAGATTACAGTGAAGGGCGCCACGGCCTCGCCAGCTCAGCGGCAAACCATCGAGAAGGTAATCTTGGCTGGTGAAGACTTGAAGATGCCGGGTTTGGTGATTGTATCAGCGGTGATGTGTATTACTCAGGAATCGACCGCTGGCGCCGGTACAACTGGCAACCCACCATATGTCGGAGCTTTCCAGCAGAATCGCAGTGATGGTTGGCCGGGCACAGGCGACGCATACAAAGACGCCAAAGGCAATGGTAAGATCGGCGTCAAGCAAGGTGGATACTACGGCTATGCCTATGGCATCTGGAAGGCACACGGCGGCGATATGGACTTGGGGCTGCTGGTAGCTACCACACAGGGAGTCATCGGCTCGACTAACCCGCTGAACAACGGTTATGCCCAGAGCACTAACCGATGGCGCGGAGAGGCTCAGCACGCAGTCAATGCCTTTGGAGGAATAGACGTCAGTGATCCTGGTTCCTCGACGCACAACGTTTACTACAAACAGAAGTATGAGTTTATGGTAGGTCCTCCTGACGGCAACCGTAATGAGAACTACCTCGCTGCTTCATACCGGCTCGCCGATGAGGTGAATTGGTCTGCCTTCTGGGTTCGTGATGCTTTGCACTTTATCAGCGAGGAGGACCTGTTCAAGAGCAAGCCTCAAGCCAGCATGCGCCGCTTTGGTCGTGGCATTGAGGGAGTCAGCTTCGGTTGGGATACGCAGCAGCGCATCAACCAGATGACGTTGAGCGTTCGTATGGAGCGGTGGGTATGCCCGCTCGGCACTGTCGTTCATTTCGAGGAGGGCGGGCCAGCAGAAGGTCGCTGGCTCGTAACCAATATACGGCGCTCTATGTTCGATGAGCTTGGCGAGATTACCCTGAGCAAGCCAATGCGCGAGAAGATGGAACCAGCCAATCAGCCTGGGGAGCGCCAAGTCAGGTCTGGTGGCAAGAACCGCTCCATCACCGATATTAGTGGGACCACCGTGGATGGGTTCAACAACCCGTTCCCGGATGGCTGGACACCAGGTCGGTTGGACATGGGTTACGATGGCACGTTCAGGAATCGGATCGTCGCGCCGTTCGATGGCTTGATCACCTATGCTGCTCAAAGGTTCTCCAACTGGGGCGGTTTCATCGTTCTTCAGTCACCAACGGATATCGGCCTACCGACCAAGACCCTGTACTTCGCGGAGGGTCTGTCCCCGACTGTTCACACCAACCAGTCGGTGAAGGCGGGACAGACAATTGCCACGCCAACGCCATCGGTGCAGGGTGGCGCAGGATCAATCGAGTGGGGAGTGGGGAATGAGGCGCACGCACTCGGCCCTGTTGATCCTTACGGCAAGACACTCGGCGGCGGATCGAGTTCTGCATCAGCAGCGTCGAGGAATATGGTGCTTGAATTCTCGGCATGGTGTCAGTCGGTCCTTGGTTTGCCAGCACCTTCAACGACAGCGGACGCGGGGCATTTCTGATGCCCATTCTTCTTTATCAAGGCATCGTTGCCGACACGCCGGTTAATCTGACAGACAAGATCAGGGTTTCAGTTCCTGATATGAAGACTATGCCTCGTCAGGTCTATGGGCCGCTGCCGTTCGACCCGGTAGTCTCCGGGCAGGGTGGGACACGGCTCCCTAAGGCTGGAGACAGGGCTGTCGTCGGCGTAGAGGAGTCTACGGGCGAATCTTGGGTCTTAGGGTGGCATCGGGATGATACAACGCCCCCGCCGTATACAGAGGCGGGTGGTGGTGGCGCTCCTGGTCCTCCTGGTCCTACAGGGCCAACAGGTCCTCCGGGTTCTACAGGGTCAACAGGGGCCCAAGGACCTACAGGGCCAATAGGACCAACTGGATCAACAGGTCCGAAGGGTGCCGACTCAACCGTACCGGGTCCAACAGGTCCACAGGGTTCTACGGGTGCAACTGGACCTCCCGGCGCAACAGGACCACAAGGTCCAGTCGGTCCCACGATCTATGACAGCGATCAGATCGGTGTCATCAAGACCTGGTCGGGTGCAGTAATACCAACGAACTGGATGCTCGCTGATGGCCGAGCATTGCAGCGCTCCAGTTACCCGGATTTGTTTACAGCACTTGGTGGCACAAGTAGTCCTTGGGGTCTGCCTGACTCAAACACTTTCAACATTCCTGACTTGCGTAGCAGGATGCTGGTTGCCGCTAGTGCAGTTGCGCCTTCTGGTTTGACAGCACGGGCACTCGCTGCTGCTAGTGGTGCAGAAGGCATCACGCTTGACGCCACGATGATTCCTGGGCACAGTCACAACTTCAATGTAAACTCCGGTTATGTGTCAAGTGATCACTCTCATACCTATAGTGGCACAACGAGCGGTCGCAGCACGGGTCACTTGCATGGACCACTCTCGGGAAGTAATTACATCGTAGGTGGCGGCAGTGCTCAGAATATCAGGCTAGCAAGTGGTACCGCATTCACTGGTAGTACTGATGCCACTACCAATGCAGATGACCGTGATCACTCTCATACATTTTCAGGTACATCGAGTGGCATTAGTGCGAACCACTATCACAATGTAGCTGGCGGAACTGACAATGGCAGTGGGGGCGGCGGTTCGCATAACAACATGCCGCCCTGGTGCGCTGTGGCCATGATCATCAAGGTACTTGGTACTTCGATCAACCCTGGTGGCGCGCTGCAAGGTGCTACAGGGCAACGTGGCGCCATCTGGTATATGTACAACGGTGCTGGCACTCCTGCTGCTGGCACGTTCGTCGGTGAACTCGATGGTGACTGGGCAATTCGCAAGTCTGACGGCGAGAACTTCCAGCGCGTCGGCGGGGTGTGGGTCGACCAGGGATTCACCAACCGTTCGACAGCAACGACGACTGCGGCACGGGCGTATCGAGTAGCAGCGTTGAGTACAACTGCCTCAGCTGCGATCAAAGTACCGCTTGATGGCCTTGATTTTGATGTGAGTAGCAATCTGTTCAATTCGGCTAGTGGTCGGTTCAACATTCCAACTGCTGGCAGTTATCAGATCGACGCGCAGGTTATGCTGAATCCAGGCGGCGGTGTTGCAAACGCAAACACTACTGTGGAAGCTTTGATTTATGTAAATGGGGCACAACGCAGCGGTGGCACCAGAGTATCTAACGTGGATAATCAAGGTTATGCCTGCTCGGTAGCTACTGACGTCTTGCGACTGAATGCTGGTGACTACGTTGAGTTATACGTCTATGCGACCAGTGCGTGGCCGCTAGGTCCAATCAACAGCACTACTTGGAACTCAATGGCCGTAGCGTTGATCACCGCAGGATCAGGACCGCAAGGCGCTCGCGGTGCGCAGTGGTGGACTTACGCCGGTACTGGTACACCGGCTAGCAACGCTTTTCCAACTGCTATTGTCAATGACCTGTGCGTAAGAACTTCAGACACTGAAGTCTTCGCGCTAACTGCCAGCGGCTGGGTGGATCAAGGTTACAAGGCCGGTGGTTCGATTGCCAGTACACCGGTGGTTGCGAAGGCGCGACGTAATGGTGGTGTGTCTTGCGCGGCCGGTTGGAACCGAATCCCGATGGATACGCTGGTGTTTGATACGGTGGGGTCGATAGCGAACACTAGCGCGGGTCGCCTGGTCGCGCCATATATGGGCTACTATCAGATAAACGCGCAGGCTGGTGAGAGTGGCGCAGTCGAGTTGCTAATGTTTATTGCCGTGGGAGGCTCTGCTCCTGAAACGAACGGTTTCCGTGGAACCAGATATTCGGGAGCAGGAAATAACAACGGTGTAGCGGCTGGGCACCTGTACCTGAACGCTGGTGACGCTGTCGATCTGTGGGTTTGGGTTGCTAGCGCCTGTACGCTGAGTAGCTCGAATCCCGATATGACGTGGATGACAATGGCGCTGGCTCAACCGGGTGTTGGACCACAAGGCACTCGTTGGTTTTCGTACAGTGGCGCAGGAGTTCCGCCTGCCAATACGTTCACTGGTGAAACTGATGGCGATATGGCGATTCGCACTTCAGACAGTGAAGTGTTCAAACGAATCAGTGGCGCATGGGTTGACCAGAATTGGAAGATGGCAGCGGGCGTCAACCAGACAGCTAGTGCTGCCCGTATGTACAGGTCAGCGGCATTTACACCAGCTGCTAATGCATGGACGAAAATTCCACTTGATACGGTTAGCTTTGATACAACTGGGGCAGGCATGGCATCTGTCGCCAACGGTCGAATCAACATTCTGACTGATGGTCTTTACCAGGTGGATGCTAACGTCTTTCAAAATGTAAGTGCGACGGGCACATACACGAACTACGGGGTACAGGTAGCTAAGAATGGTGTGACGTTCTTGCAGAACTACAACGGCCCGGCAATTGCCACTTATAGTGGGATGGCAGGTTCGGACAAGGTTCAATGCAAGGCCGGTGACTACTTGGAACTTTACATTGCAAGTAGCCAATCTGCCGCACTCAACACAGGACTATTCGTAAACTACTTGTCAGTCGCGTTGATCGCAGCTGGCCCCGGTCCACAAGGCCAACGCGGTTCAAACTGGTTTACGTACACTGGCGCGGGAACACCTGCTGCCGGTACGTTCACTGGTGAACTCAATGGCGATATGGCAGTTAGGGCATCTGATGGCGAAGTGTTCACTCGTGTTGCTGGTGCGTGGGTCGATCAGAACTGGAAGCAGTCAACCGGCATGGCTACGATGGATGCTATGCACATAGTTGGTAATCCTAACGAACCAGCATTCCAGAATGGTTGGGTCAACTACGATATTGCCAACTTCAATCCATGTGGCTTCCGTAAGTATCCAGACGGCAAGGTTAGGCTGAAGGGCCTAATCAAAAGCGGAACAGTCGGTGGGCCTCCTATATTCAATCTTCCTCCTGGGTATCGGCCAGTACGTGAGTCACTTCACGAACCTGATAATGTAGGTTCGATAGCTGACTTGCGCGTTCGGATGAATGGCGACGTTTGTTTGAATACAGGTTCAAACGGTTGGCTGTCACTTGATGAAGTTGAGTTTGACACTGAGACAGTAACAACGTACGCAGTTGGGACTCGCGGGTCGAACTGGTTTGCGTATAGTGGGGCGGGTACGCCGCCGACTCCATCGTTCACGAGCGAGATTGACAACGATATGGCGGTGCGTACTTCGGATAGTGAAGTGTTCAAGCGGATCGCCGGTATTTGGACTGACCAGTCTTACAAGGCGGGTTCAACTCTTACAACGATACCGACTGTTGCAGCGAAGGCATACTTGGCGGGCGCGTTCACCACAACCAATGCGATGCAGAAGGTTCCACTGGACACCCTAGCGTTCGATGTCTCTAACAACTTGTGGGACGCGACTAACAAGCGCTTTGTTTGTCCGGCATCTGGCGTCTACCATGTCGATGCGAACCTGGCATGGGGTGCATCCTCCTGGTCAGGGCGTTGTCTCGTGGCGGTGTACAAGAACGGACTTGAGGTTCTCCGTACCGATGGTTACCGGACAAGCGACGCTTCTGATTTTCGAACATTCACGTTCTCAGATGAGATTCGTTGTAACCAGGGTGACTACCTTGAGTTGTACGCATGGTCGGCAGTTGGATTCTCATTGCAGACGTCAAGTGGCATAATGAGCTTCCTATCGGTTGCTCTTATCAACGCTAGTCAAGGACCGCAAGGACCACCAGGACCAGGGCCAGGTGGTGCAGTTCAGCGCAATCCGGGCAAGTACACCGGATACAACACAATGTCAGGAACGGCGAACATTCTGGATGGGGCAGGTGGCGGTGGTGCTGGAAGTCCGCTGACTTTGACGATCACACCGACTGTGCCATCGTGGTGGGAAGTCAACTTCAACTGCTCGAACATCCTTGCTTTGACGGCCGCGTACTACTATACACAGTTGCAGATGAACTTATCACCAGCCGATCTTGATGGACTTTCTATTTTCAACGGCTCGGTAATTACACAGCACAGCCAGGTTCAGCAGTACGAGGGCCGCACGTTCATGCGAAAGTTCCGGTTGGCTGCGGGTCAGTCATACACGATGACACCGGCCCTCGCAACGTCGGGTGGTTCATATCAATACTACACCGCGCCAACGCACCTCTGGATCGAAGGTAAGTTATGGCCACAGTAAGGGGAGTGAAATGAGATGACTGCTTACATTGTCTTTGTAACTGCTGTGCCACCAACTGGCACTGTAATGCCTGACCCTACGCCAGTATGGGCAGTGATCAAAGAGGCAAGTTCAGCTGATGAAGCAGTGAGTGCTGTTGTCGCACTCGGTTCGCTGCCTTCTAATAACGAGCTTCATGCTAGTGACTTGTCCACTGAAAGCACAGAGCACTTTGTGGTTACACACGATGTTACGGTCAATCCTAAGCCGCCAAGCGCCGAGCGCCGAATCGACTCAGTCAACCCAAACACGGGACCAGAGGCAGGTGGTACAGAAATCACCTTGACCGGCGGTGGGTTCACCAACATCGGCGGCGTCCGATTTGAGGGCCCAAGCGGTACACAGTGGGCTTACTCATTTGAAGTAATTGATGACCAAACTATGACTTGCCCGACGCCGCCTGGAACAGGAACTGTCAATGTGATCGCATTCAACGGTGATCCTGGTGATGCAACTCTTGAAGGTGGATTTACTTACTCATGAGCATTGGACAAATGCCACCTACCGAGGATTCTGATATTCAGCGATGACAATTCAATATACACCTAGGTTCCAACTTCCGTTCCCACAGAGAACTGATACGTCAGATGTGCCACGAGACATTGCTGCTCTGGCGAATTCTCTAGAGGCTCTGATCAATCAACTGATCCCCATCGGGGCGCTGCACCCTTGGACTGTTACTGCTCCGCCAGCAGGCTGGCTGGTCTGTGACGGATCGGCGCTGGCCCGCGCTGGAACCTACGCGGCCTTGTTCGCAGTGATCGGCACGACCTACAACTTCGGAACTGTCGATCCTGCTAATTTCTGTCTCCCAAACCTTGCGGGCCGCGTTCCTATGGGCTCTGTGTCAGGATCGCCGCTAGGACAATCCGGTGGAGCGTCATCTGTAACTCTCAACACGTCAATGATTCCGTCTCATAGCCACGCGGGGTTCAGCGGCTATACCAATACCGACCACTACCACACCGGCTCCATCTCGGGATCAGGGTCAGGGTCAGGAGGCACAAATGCCGCAACCGCTGACGGCAACGGCTATAACGCTCCGGTCTGCACCAACTCAGGCTGGGGAGGATTCACGCCGGGATCATCATCGTCGGGCGGCAACTTCGCTAGGGCCGGGACCGCCAGCGTCGTCAACAGCAGTCTAAACCACGCACATTCTTTCAGCGTAGCAGTAAGTGTGGGTGGTAGCATGAGTTCATATTGGCAGTCCTACATGCGCAACAGCGTCGATGGTAACAATAATGACCCTAACCATCGGCACAGCATCCCTGCTGAGGGTGGCGGCGGATCGCACGAAAACATGCCGCCCTACCAGGTCGTCAACTACATCATTAGGTATCAGTAGTGACGACTTACAATCAAAAGAAGGTACTCAATCCTCACCTGCGGCTGCCGTTGCAGTTCACCGGGGTGAACGGTGGCGCGCTCGTCAACGAACAGGATACTCCAGAAGACATCGTTGATTGCATCAAAGCGGTTATCGCCTATCCAATCGGCGTTCGTCACGACATGCCGGAGTTCGGAATTCCTGACCTGGTCTTCAGACAGGATAGCGCGACAAAGATTCAAGAGCTTCGCGATCACATCTCCGAGTGGGAGGAGCGCGCACAAATAGACACGGAAGGAGGCCCCTTGATCACTGACTCGATGATCTGGGATATCTTGGTAAAGGCAGGGGTGACGCAGGATGCCTGATTACATCCTAGAACCGCTCGATACTGACGCCGAAGAAATCTTCCAGGGCTTCGTTGACTACGTTAATCAGAGCTTCCCCGACTGGCAGCCGTCAGAGGGACAGCTTGATGTAATAATCGCTCGCTACTTCGCCATGCAAGCGGCCTTCACGGCAGATATGGCGACTCGCGTGCAGCGGGCCATCTTTCGATACTTTGGGAGCAGCTTGGCAGGAATCCCGCCATTGGCCGGCAGCCAATCGACTGCCATAGTTCACTTTGTGATCTTCGATGTAAATGTTCCGCCAGTCGACCATTTCCTGCCGCTTGGTACGCTCGTCGCCCTGACAAATGACAACGGCGACAGCATCGCGTTCTCGCTTACGATTGATTTGGTTGCTCCAGCAGGGACTACTGAGTCTGAGATCGAAGTCCGGGCGCTCGACCTCGGTGAAGATGGCAACGGAATTACAGGAACCGTCGAGATGATTGAACAGGTCGATTGGATCCAGACCGCCTGGGTAGTTGGGTATAGTGCGAACGGCTCAGACCCTGAAGATGACGACGTATACATTCAGCGTCTGTCCGACAACCTTGCCTTGATGGCCCCGAGGCCGATTCTAGCTGACGACTTCGCTGTTTTCGCACAGAATATACCAGGAGTCTGGCGAGCATCTGTGCTCGACAACTTCCGGCCCGGCACTCAGGAAGTACAGACTATCACGAGCAACTACACTGGCGGCACCTGGACGGCAAACTTCAACGGCCTCATAACAGCACCGATTCCTGCCAAAGCAACCGCCGCCAATGTTCGTGACGCTATGGCTCTTCTGGCAAACTTCGACATTGAAGACGGCGACTTCGCTGGAGGCCCGCTCGGCACCGCGCCGATCACAATTACATACAAGGGCAAGTATGTGTACATGGATGTGCCAATGCTCACAGCCGTCACGAGCGGTTTGACGGGCGGCTCCTCGTTCACCATCGTTGAGACCAAGAAGGGCACAGCTTACGCTCTCGATATGGAGAACGCGATTGCCATCAGCGCCATCGATGAGTCTGGCAATCCGCTATCAGCAGAAGTCAAGGCAGAACTGATCGCATATCTTCAGAGCACCAGGGCGCAGAACTTCGTCATTACATACGTCGATCCTGCGTACCATACGGTCGATGTGACGTATACCGCACACGCGCTCCGCTACCAAGATCCAAACTCGGTCGAAACTGCCATCAACGGCTCTCTGGCATACTACCTCGATCCTTCACAGTGGGGCATGTATCCGAACCAAGCACAGTCGCGCATTTGGAACCTGCAACCCATGGTTCGATATCTTGAACTTACAACAATAATCGAGAACACCACTGGTGTCGATTACACATCGAGCCTGACATTCGCGCTCGATGGTGGCGCTATGAACTCTAGTGATAAGAGTTTCACTGGGCCATTCAGCCTGACTCGGCCTGGCAATTTTAACGGCACAATCGTCCTTCCCACCTGAGGAACCTTTCACCGAATATGTCTAACGGTAGCCTTCCTGATATCTACCCGAACAACATCGGCGATGAGGCTTGCTATGTAGACTTCGCTCCGATCATTGATATGTACGGCGATACTGATGGAGCACTGTGCACTTATCTACACGGCATCGCTTTGATGTATAAGCAGGTCGATGACATAGCTCAGGATGGTCCGAACGACGAGCCTGGCTGGTCACAAATCTTCGACCTCACCCGAGCTAAGACTGGGTGGCTACCTTGGACCGGACAGCTTGTAGGATACTCTGTACCGGCTCAGCCGAGCAACCAGAGTCTTGAAGATTACGATGCTAATCAGCGCGAACGAGTCATTACAAGATCGGCTTACCGGCGCGGTGAGATCGCTATGTTGTTCGACATTATCGATGAGCAGCTTAACCCGCCAAAGCGGGTCATCATCCTAGAGCGCAACGGCGGCGATCCATATGCCATTCAGGTCTATGTGATTATAGACGACATAGCCACGAGTCAGGCTGAGGTGATTAGAGCCGCTCTATCGCAGAAGGTGGCTGGGCTGCTTATGAACGTTAGTTTCTTCAACGCATCTGATAAAACATACGATGTGTTAATAGCCGTCACAGTTACCTATCAAGGCGTCCTTGACAACTACCCGACGTATCAGGATGTCTATGCAAATATTCATCCGTAGGTCTTCGATGACCTTATCCACAAATTGGGCTTGCAATCCGCAGCTGTCGGTGCTACGATAGCTGAGCGCTGAGTAGGCGACGGCTGAATCGGCGTATGGAGTGCCTGAGTGCAGAAACCAGTCTAGGCCCCTTGGCTCTGGCTGGCGTTATGTAAAGGGCAGCCTAGTCAGGATGAGCCGCTACGTCAAGGGAGCTACCGGCTTGATGGCGTAGTAACCCGCTGAACAAGCGGTGTAAGAGCGGCCCTGTGCCGGGGCAACTCTGGCGGAAACTCTGACCGTGGTAAAGCCACGGACGCGGCAGAGCATACGGCTGGCAAGCTGGGGGCCGTCAATGGAACGGCTTAGTCAAGCAGCACGCAGGTTAGCCGCCTGCCTCCACCATTAGGGGCCATCCTTCGGGGTGGCCCTTTTTGGTGCTCTAATTTTCCCAGCTTCTCCCAGCCTCCGACGCCTACCCTGCCCTACCCCCTCGGACGAGCATGGCAAGCTGGGAGGAGGCTGGGAACAGGGTTGGTATTCTGTACTTCAGCGCTCTAAGCGCTCGGAAGCGTCCTTACAGTGCGAATCAAGAGTGCGCTTGATCTTAGACAGAGCATCCTCCGCTGCCAGCGCCCGCTCTCTCCAGTAGAACGCATCATGTGATTGGTTAGGGTCAAAGTACAACCAGTAGAGCAGCAATACTGTGATCTGTCCTATGTCGCCCTGCTCCCATCGGTAGAACGTTCCTCTGCTCACACCGGCTTGCTTGGCAGCTTCGGCTGGTGTGATGTCGCGATTGAGTCGAGCCTCTCTCACTAAGCGCCCGACAAACCTATGCTGTTCAGGAGTCGCTACAGCCGATGTGTAGTTCCGCGTACTCACCGTATCCAGCCGGCTGTTGGATCTGCAAGCCACTCCTCGACCCTGACCTCGTCCTGGCGCCCTGAGTCCATGCGCTCGCGGATGGTGCAACCTCTGTCGAAGTCTGCCTGGAACGGACACCTGCCCATGGCAAAGCAGACCGGCCTGAACAGATCGGACGAGGCTATGTATCTGAACTGCCATGCTGAGTCCTCAAACTGCTCGACCTCGTTCTCACTGCCGACTGTCTGGATATCGTACATATGTCCGTACTCCGCAATGGCCTTGACGATCTGTGCGCCGACGAGTCGCCATTCAAACTGGGCCTGGGTACAGAGCCGGTTCCCTAGGTGGTCCACGAGGTTGCGCAGATTGGTCTTGTAGTTGAGGCGAGTCAATGTGTCGTGCGGTAGTAGCCCCCTGGCTTCCTCAGCTGGTATGCCGTTAGCGATGAGCCACTTGTAGGCGTCCCAGATATGGTCAATTGTCATATCCCAAAGACGGGTCGCCTGCTTGTTGGCCGCTACCAGTGGGCCGGACCTGGCAGCGATCTGCTCCTTCACCGCGAAGCGCAGTGACTCCTGAGCGTAGACTGCTGTGCGCTGCCGAACCATCTGGTGTGTGAATGCTCGTGTGACATTCTCGACCATGAAGTGTAGGTCGATTGCCTCCAATGGCGCCTTGAGATGAGTCTTGTTGGCCTGATCCCAGTAGCGCCGTCGGTCGTCGTCATCAAGGTCAGAGAGGTCCCGAATGACTCGCCCCTCGTACATAGCGCACATCGCCCCTAGTGCGCCAAGCGGGTCAGGTGTTGCGCTCAAGAGGGTGACCTTGGGGAACAACTCCTCAGTAGGCTCCGCTTCGTACATTGCTTTGTCTACCCAGGTGCTGACTTCTGTGCCGCGCTCTTCCACTTGAACCTCCTGCCAATAGATTTTGCCAGCATCGTCTTTGAGCGGGATTCTCATTGCTTCGTCCAGTCGATTCGCTTCTCCCAGTTAGGTACATGGTCATCCATAAACTTCTTCCACCAGCATATCATGCGGCTGCCGTTATTCGGTGTGCTGATGTATCTTGGACCCCACTTGTTGTAGATGATCTTGTGCGAGTGTAGCTGTCCTTTGATTCGTCGATCCTGGTTTTCGTCGTGCAGGCTGTTGATGCCGCCCTCTGTGTAGCGACCGGCGATGCTCGTTCCATGCACTCCTGCGTGTACGTACCAAGTGGCCTGTAGGTCTGCCATTCCCTGCCGCACTAGCTCGTCATCGCCCCAACCCGAATGCAGACGTACATCGAAGTTACCGACTGCCAACACGCGCTGCACGTTGAGACTGAAGAGCCGCTTGCCCAAAGCGCCCTTGCTCATAAGCGGGCGGTCCTCGTTCTTGATCGTTTGGTTTCCGAACATGAGTCCGTAGAACGGCACCATGATGCCGATGCCGAGTGTATTGAGTCCGTTCCATTCGTACAGCCGATTGACGTCGTACTCGGGTCGTGGGTATATGTCGTCGTCCGACATGATGATGCGGTCGCACCCCATATCGAACGCCCTCTTGACGATTTGATTTCGGCTGTAGTTAATCCCTCGATTGCTCTCAGGCAAGATGCTGATCGAGAACTTGTTATCTCGATACCTTGCCAGCCTATTGTGATAGGCCGGGTAGTCATCCTTCTCTATGACAAAGATAACCTGTTCAACTTTCTGTCTCTGCCATTTAGGCACAATTCTGTCGATGAGGAATTCCCGCTTCCTCGATGGTATGAATACTATGCTCATAGCTCACCTAGTCCGGTTGAATTAGCCATAGTTTGTCTACTTGTACTCCGTACCTTGGCTTTCGTCCGGTCACGAGCATCAGTACGTTCTGGTCCTTTGCTTCAAAGATGTCCTGCTTATACTGAGGAAACCTCCATCTGTTGATCTTGAGCATCGTCTGGTCGTCGGCGTCCCGTGCATAGATGATGCAGAACTCCCTGAGTTCTGGGTCTCTGATGTTTTCGAGGTCGGTGGTATTACCACGTGCTACGTTGATCTCGAAGATGTCGCGGATGTTGTACTTAACCATCTCTCCTAGCCAGGTAACTCGTGTGCCCTGCGGGGCCTCATCGAGTTCGCGGCTAGTGTGAGTTGGGAACGGCAGGGGCGTTCCGTTGTCTGTGAGCTTACTTTCAGCAAGCTCTAGCTCGACAGCGTAGATGCTCTTTTCCAGACGATGAATGTCGAAGGGGTCCTCCTGTCCGATCCAGTCTTTGATTTTCTGCACTGTCTTTGGTCCAATCCCTTTAATCTCTACTAGCTCATCCCAGTTGGCAGGCTCTGCTGTAATTATGTTCTCTGACGTCTTTCTTCCAATTCCTTTGATCTGACTGTAACCTGCGCGAATGCGATGTCTACCATCCGGCTTCCAACTTCCTGAAGATCGCCCAATTCGAGGTTTGAGGATACGGATACCGTGTCGGCTAGCGTCACGGAGGATGTCTCGCTGCTTATGCTCACCGTAATGTTTAACTGACGCTGCATAGAACTCCGCTGGGTAGTGTACTTTAAACCACATCGTCCAATACGCAAGCAGCCCATACGCCACGCAGTGTGCTGCGTTGAAGGCATACGAGCCGCTCGTGATCATATCTCCCCAGACCTTGCGGGCCTGAGCTTCCGTGATCGGCGGAAAGTCTGTGCGCTCATGCAGCGTTTGGCAGCCCTCCCAGAACCTGCCCCAGCTGCGATTGAATTCTTGTTCGCCTATCTTTCTTGATATGATCTTGCGGATGTACGCAGCATGGGTCCATGGAAAGTCTCCCACTTCCCTGACGATGCGTAGGATTTGCTCCTGGTAAACAATCTGGAACTGCGTAGTTTCAGTGATCGTATCGACAGCCGGATGAAAACGCTCTGCTTTGGATCGACCAAATTTGATTGCAGCGTACATACTAGCCGCGCCGTTGTGGAGTGGCCCCGGTCTGCTGAGAGCGTTGCAGTCCATGATCTCACTAAATCGCTCTGGCTTGAGTATCTGGCACACAGAGCGCATAGCTCGACCGTCAAACTGAAAAACCGCTGTGACGTCGTTGTTCTTGAAGGCGTCGTAGACTTCCTGATCGTCGAGGGATATTTTGTACAGATCGTCGATGGTCTGATTAGTCCAACGCAGCATTGTCCAGAGCGCGCTCATTGTGCTCAAGCCCAGGAAGTCCATCTTCAGCAGACCCTGGCGCTCGGCGTCGTACTTGTCGAACGCAACTACGTCAGCGTAAGTGTCGCCGATCTTTTTGTGGTAGATAGCTGCCACGTCCCTGATGTCGGAAGATGCGACAACATATGCGGCAGCATGTACTCCTGAGCCGCGAACGTTACCCTCAAGCAACTCCGCCCTTCTGAGGTCTGGATAGCGTTCGACAACATCAGCTGCTTGCGGGAACTGTTCAATAGTATCCTCAACTGTCGCGCTCGCTCGTAGATCACCGGATGACCTTTCTATCAGATAGTTCTTGATTGTCTCGACTTCAAACTTTGGCACTCTGTAGACCCGTGCGATGTCGTCCAGAGCGAGCTTGCCTTTGAAGTAGGTAAATGTACCAATGTTAGCCACACTCGGATAGCGAGTCGCCAGATAGTCACGGAGAATACCCTGGTCCCTGACCTCACTTGGGAAGTCGATATCAATATCAGGAAGGTCCTCGCGTGTAATGTCGATGAATCGTTCAAAAATGAGAAGAGGAAATTGAAGCGGATCGACTTCGGTGATGCGCAGAACAAATGCAGCCAGTGAACCGGCCGCTGATCCGCGCGCAGGCCCAACTGGAATCCCACGATCCTTAATGTATGTGATCGCGTCGGCCACGATGAGGAAGTAGTTTTCATAGCCCTTCTGTTCTATGAGGTCTACCTCGTACTGTAGACGCCGTTTGTATTTGGCACGCTCGGCTCCTGGCAGTTTGTCGAAGCCACGGAACTTCCAGCCCTCGCGGAGCAGGTGCCGCCAGTACTCGCGCACATCTGTCCATCCCTTCGGCAATGGGAAGTCAGGCATTGGAATACGTGGCAGCGTTACAGTGCATTCTTCTGCTATGTCGGCAGTTGACTGCACCGCCTCGATGGCCTGTGACTTGGAAAGTCCAGTTCCAAGTAGTTTTCTGATGATGGTTCCGTCGTTAATTGGAGGACATAGCCCGATATCGTATCCCCAGTCTCGCTCCATTTCCTCAAGAGTACGACGTTCACCAGGACGAAGATTGTGGAGAATCTTCTGAACCTCGGCCTCCTCCAAAGCTGTGTAGTGGCAATCCATCGAGGCAACGAGTCGGATTCCAAGTCTATGTGCAATTCTTGCCAACAATGGGTTCGCCCGTCTATGACCGTCAAGCTCAGGAAACCCCTGGACTTCAATGAAGTAGTTCCCTTGGAACGATTGCTTGAAGTGACGTGCGACTTTGAGCCCTCTAGCATACGAAGCATGTTCGGACGCAAGACCCTTACCTCCCACAAGACTACAGAACAATAGAGAACCTGAACAACCCGATGTAATTATCAAACCCTTTTTGTGCTGTACTAGTGTCTTGAAAGCAACCGTCGGTTCATATCGATGGCCGGTTGTACCAGCCGGGACCGGCCCGCCATCTTCAGCGCGCGCCCAGCTAAGCGTGACCATGCGCAGGAGATTCCTGTACCCCTCAGGGTTCGCAGCCAGCACGGTGAGGTGCATCTTGCGACGGCCCTCAGGGTCCCACGGACACGGTGTGTATATCTCGCAGCCAAAGATCGGCTTGACGCCCTGTCCTACCTTCTCGATGGCCTCCTCGAACTTGACGTGGCTATCGACATTGCCGTGCTCCGTCATTGCGATGCTACCCATCTGCAACTCAGTGGCCCGTCGAACGTGAGCCTCCGGCAGTTGGTAGCCATCCATGTAAGAGAAGGTGCTATGGTGATGCAGACTGGCGAATCTCATCGGTTTGAGATTCCCACGAACCACCTTCCGAACCGCCAGTAGCGGTTCCTTGTGAGTCGGTATCTTGTCCGCGGAGAGACTCTGTGCTAGCGGACCTCTGATGCGCTTTGGTTTCTCCTCTGTTGCCGACATAGTCTATGAGGTAGATTGAGATGAGTATGTTGCCGAGTAGGTCTTCAAGAATCTCCCTTGGTTCCTCGCCTTTGAGCCGTTCGCCCTCCCACATGTACCTTCTGAGCTTGTGCATCTTGCGGTGCATGTCGCTGTACTGTCCTGCCAAACCGAGGTCGAGAAAGACGTTGCCATAGTCAGACGACTTCCTTTGGAGGCGATTCACTGCTTTCGGCAGGATGCTCGCCACCATTACTTTGTACGGGTCCTTGTTCATATGTCTCTTTCCAGCGCTTGATGCGGTCGTTGATGAATCTGCTGGCCATCTCTAGGTTTGTGGCCTCCGCCCTCCACCTGATCGCTCTGTTGAATGATTGCTTGCGCAGGATCGGCACCCAGTCACCGAACAGGCCGTATGCTTCTTCAAGCTCTTCCTGTAAGTCGTCCAGGACGGCGCACACCCGTTCGGGGCCGACGAGTTGGGCCAACTTTCTGTACTTGAGACCGTCGTAGATCAGGTAGTCGTATGGGATGCGGTGCCGCCTTAGCCACTCCCTCGTGTCCGGGTCGATGTTGTCGTGTCGGATGTACGGCCTCGTCGTTGTTACCCATAGCTCGGCACCCGCCTTTTGAACGCTCTGGCACAACTCCCTGGCATCTGGGTAGACGGGCATTGTGCGCTTCAGTCCGCCCTGACGATACGCGAGCTTGATGTCGTGCCATACGTCGATGGTGACTCTGTAGTTTGTGCAGAACCATTCTTTGAACGGCTGGTTACCGACGTAGTGATCCTTTACTTTCTGGTTCAGGTAGTTGCTGGCGAATTCAAGGAAGTGCTCGTGATACCTGCCCATCGTGCCGTCGATGTCTACGGCGACGACCGGCTTGATCGTTCGGTTGCATTCAGTGCATTTCATTTTGAATGGAAAACCAAAAATTAAACTGATTTCGCGCTGTGATCAGAACAGGGCATCACGCCAAATTGCTCTGAGATGGCTTCGATTGTCCGCTCAAAGGCGTTGTGTGTCAAGACGCCGCGAGTCCACGTCCCCATGCGCCCCGCCTTGATCACAGCAGGGTGACAATCGCAGTTGGTTCCCACTACCTTGAAGCCGGGCTGCCAGAACTTGTTGTTAAGAAAGACTGGTGACATCCGAGCCTCGACGCTGGGGTGGCCAAAGATGCAACTCGCTCTGTACCATGTGAACATATGGGTGCCGTTATACACGACCCAGTTCTCATCGCGCTTCTCGACCATCGGGACCTCATGGAACTCGATGTCCTTGCGCACCATGATATTCTGGGACACGAACATGTGCTCGTTTGTCTTAGCGCAGATCGACCAGAGCGGGATTGTGCTGATGACGAGGTCGAACTCGGCGCTGAATTCATTTACATCGTCGGCGCTGACCGAGTAATCGACGATGTCGTCAGAGAACTTATCCCAGGCCGCATCGTATGTTCGGCGCAAATCCCAGGCGTCGGCGAACGGGACGACTCGATCCCACGATGTAGGGGCTGTCTCCATCCCGTAGACACGCTCCGCGTAGACTTCCGGGGCACCTACCCGGTACGTGCTGACCGAGCCTGTAGGAAGCTGGGAAGAGAGGTCGGGGATTGGCTTGTGCAGATACTGTGCGCCGTACAACTCTGACTTCTTCTTCTTGCTGATAATGACCGGCTTGATGCCATGGAGGCTAATCGCCTGTGCGGCGAACAGACCGGCGGGGCCACAACCGAGGACAGCTACTGTTGGCATATCATCTCCAGTGCTCCTTGGACTATGTTATCTACATAACTGACCTTCTCGGACCTAGCCATCGGTTCGTCAGTAATCCGTAGCTCACGATGGAAGTTGTTGTTCCAAATCATAGCAAGCAGTGAGTTATCGAAATGGTTCCAGATTACCTCGACCTTGATGTCTTCTGGAAGCGCAAACCGTAGCTTGGCGTAAAGCAGCCGACCAGTATCTAGAGGCTTGTTTTGAAGGGCTGCTTCAAGGTCCTCATACAAGTCGTTGTGCTTTTGGCTGATGCTGTCGAGATCAGTTATCTGTGACATGCGCTCACCGATGCGCATAGTGCTGGCCTCCGGTTGTTACCTTCATTGCCCTATCGAGGCCCCGGTTGCTTAGCCCGCTGTGTTACTCTAGTCACCACGGGTACCAGCGCCATTGCCTAGACCGGCTCCTCCACGTCGTCAGTCCGCAGCCTGGCGATGAGGACGGTGCGCTTGCCCTTGGTCTCCAGTTCCCTGTCCTTCAACTCGGAGCGCAACGCTGCCACGCTCATTGACTCGTAGTTGTCGCTCTCCTCGTCCTCCTCATCCTCATCTTCTTCTTCATCCTCGTCCTCCTCTTCATCCTCCTCTTCTTCATCCTCCTCCTCGTCCTCCATCATCTCCTGGATGGCAGCGCGGAGGTCATCGTCGGACATCGACTTCTTGACCTGTACGTCGAGTTCGTTGTCCTTGATGTACTTCTTCAACTCGGTGCGGCTCATGGAGTCGAGGTCGCTCTCCTCCTCCTCGGTCTCATCCTCATCCTCCTCAACCTCAGGAGCCTGGACCTTCATGAGCTTGCCGATGTTGGGCCGGTAGTCGCCGTTCAGATCGGTGTCCTCACGGAGCCGTGCCATGCACTCCTTGCCCTCGATCACAGCGAGGTTGCCGCCGCTGGCCTTGAGGCCAAACGCATTGACGAGTTCCTTCAGTCGCCGCGCCCAGGAGGCGTTGACGTCGACTGGTGCGTAGTACCACAGGCGGCCATACCGCTCCTTGAGCTTCTTGCCGTTGGCGTCCTTGGTCGGCGTGAAGATGACCTCAAACTGCGGGTCGCCGCTGTTCTTGCTCGTGACCTGCTCGATGGACTCGCACTTGAGGTAGTACAAGCCGACCGGAGCCTGCTTGAAGTCGCCCTCGATTCCTGACGTGTTACCGTACTTCAGAACCTTCGCCATCATGCTCCCTTCTTGACGCGAGTGCGTCGTCGTGGCGGCTTATGGTTGCCCATAGGCCCGTGTTTCGCTTCGATTGATGCCATGAGCTTTGGCATCGTCGGGTTCAGCAGATAACCCTTTGGTGTGCTGTCAAATTGATCCTTGGCGTAGATGTGCTCTGTCTCGTTCAGTTGCAGCCGCCTTGTTCCTTTCGATGTAACTGTACCGAATGCGACGATGTTGGTGTACCCGCATACCTTCATCGCCATGTTCTTGCCCTGCACCCAAGGCATCATCTTGCGGTCTATCTCCTCATCTTCTGGGGATGGAGATAGCTCAGCCGGCCATGCAGTGATGCCGAAGTTGAAAGCGCCCGAGTCGCTAAGTGTTGCCATATCGCGCACCCAGCGCCCGAGCCGCTGCATGTTGATCCAGTAGTCGCCCTTGTCTAAGCCATACCGCTTTCGATGAGGCTTCTCGTCGATGATGAGTTGCCATAGGTCGTCGAGGCCGATGTCCTGGTAAGAGCTAATGCTGTCGAACCAGACCCAGTCGTAGAGATCACTGCCCTCGTGGCGGCAATGTTCGTAAACGTCCTCCATAGCAGACCAGTCGCGCACTACCCACTGCTTATGTCGAGGCTTATCCTCCGGATTGATGCTGTCGATGTAGTCAACAGGAGGCCGAATGAACAGGGCGTGACCTGGGCTTGTACCAGCGAGCCGGGTCTTGCCCCAGCCACTCGGTGCGACCACGAATATCTTGATCGACTTACTATCGGTAAGTGGGGTCGCTGGCATCAGGCTTCTGTTACTGACACGTCAAGGTCGTCAGGGTCGAGCAGGGCTTCCAGAGCATCGTAGGCTGCCCGCTCTATGGCACTTTCCATCTCTGCGGACACGGCAGGCTTGGCAGACTTCGCCATTGAAACTTCGACTTCAAAGTTGAACTTCATCGTCTCTCCACTCGTTCGTGCGCGCTGTACGGCTCCCATCGTACAAACGCTGCTTTCCTGAAGGCTTTCCAATCGTTGCCTGTCTCGTGCAATTCACACATATCGCGGAATGAGCAGAACTTGCAGTTTGGCATGAATTGTGGTCCTGGGTTCTTGTATATCTTGTCTGGGTTGCCGCGTGCTTCCATCATGTCGACAATCTCCTGTCGAACCCGAGCCTTGACTCGCTCTGCTTCAATGTCACCTCTGAACGTAAGCTGCCTGTCGAAGTATTTGGGTGGCTGCCGTTTGCTGATGGTCCCGTTCTTGTTTAGACGGCGACCCTGCTCGTCCCACTGACCATCGTCCGGTCGAATGGTCTTGCGGAGCCAGTTGTATATGATGCCGTCAAGCCGCTCGCCCTCTTTGAGAAAGCCATGCAGCCTGAGCCAGCGTGGGCCGTATGTCCAGTAGGCACCCACCTGCTCATCCATCGGCAGCGCGGCTCCGCTGATCGCAGTTGTTGTTTTGTGCTCTGCGAATCTGATCTTGGTCGTGGGCAGGTGCTTCCACACGCCATCGATGGTGCCAACGTAATAGATGCGCGCGCCATGCATCCGGCCAATCGGCAGCTTGAAGGTCTGCTCACTGCTGATAATTTGGTACTCCTTGTCCTCCTCCTGCCAGTGCTCGACGTAGCGATTGAGCATGTCGATTCCTAGCTCGCGCATATCAACGACTTGTTCTTCCTCCCATAGAGCGGTGTCTTGCTCTTCTGAGAGTGTCTCGCACAACTTCTCGAAAGTGATGGTCGGATGAGGACCGCGCTTCCTGCCCTTCTTGTAGTACGCTGCCAGAGCTTGGTGTACCAGATCGCCGAACAAAAGCTTTGTATCTGTCGTTGGCGCTCTTAGCTGCTCGACCCACCCCCATTCCCATTTCTGACGACACGTCAGGAATGCCTGCCTCTCGGATGTACGAACCAATATGGATCCATTTTCCCTCCCCGCTCTCATCGCGGCCTCAATTCAATAGCTTTACAAAATCCCATTGACGGGCTGATGCGTCGAGACCACCCTTTGACGCACCAACCCGTCTTTGAGAGCGGCTGACTGCACGAAAGCCGCTAGCGTAGCCTAGCAGACCCAGCGTGGCGGCGCAAGTTCGCCGCATCGCGCGATGCTGCTTAGGAACCACTCTTTGTTAGTACCCATGCAGACAAGATTCCGACCCAGAATAACGTCACATGGTTGAGCGGCAGCCCGAATATCAATGCCATGATCAGCAAGATAAACCAAGCTGCCATACGTGGATTGTTATTTCGCATGTCGCAGCGCCTCAATTTCCTTGGCGTAATTGAGGATGTTGCGGTTGGTGATTTTCTTGTCACCTGCAACCTGTGCGACGTACTCCTGGATCGAATTTGGCGTTCGGTAGATGTAGCACTTCAGAGCGGTTTCCCGCGCACCACGATCCCCTCGACCAAAGAACTGATGTTGCTGGTCTGGGTCCCACGGCTCATCGAGCATGTGCGCGCTGTTCGCTCGCTCTAGGTTCAGAGCGGTGCCGCCCGTCTGTATTGTCATGACGATAACGAACGGGCGCTCATCATCACCTGCGAACCTGTCGAGGATCGGCTTGCTGTCTTTGGTGCCGCCGTGCAGTGTGGCGTTGTCGATGCCCTTCCTCGTCAATTCCTGGGCGATGACCTCCATGAAGCCGACTTCCAGGACGCCGATGTATGCGCGAGCGCCTGGCTCGTATGGCGTGTCGGCTGAGCCCTTCCAGATGCCGTGCTCATCGAGTCGCTCGAACAGATGCTCAAGTTTGCAACTGTCCTTGCTGGCAACAGGCTTTCCGAGCTTGTTCCATTCAAGACGAGCGTTCGCCATTTGCCGCAGTCTGAGGTACTGCGTCAGAACGATGCCACCAGACAGGCGCTTATCGTCAAGCACAATCTCATGATCGTCATCGAACCTTTTGTACTCGCGCAGTTGTCGGCCGGCCATTGGCGTCGGCACGATGATCTCGATGGCATCTGGAATACCTGGTAGGGCATCCTTCTTGGTGCGGCGCACCATGTGCGTCCTGTGCTCGTTGTAGAAATCCTCCTCCAGACCCGGCTTGATGCCGCCGACCTTCTTGACGTTGATGGTTGCTCCGCCACCTCCGCGCCTGTAGACCTTCTCCTCGTCAACGACGAGCCACTCATCTATCCAACGCCACTCGCTGCTGTATGCCTTGGCGTCGATGAAATTAAGCAGAGGCCAGAACCGTCGTGGCTTGCCGCCGATTGGCGTGCCTGACATCGGCCAGCGGTAATCCGCTCTCACTAGCTGCGCTGCGATGTGAAACAGTGACTTCCTGTTCGGCAGCCCCATCGTATGGAACTCGTCAACGATGAACGCGCCCCATTTGATGTCGAACAAAGCGGCTTGCGTTTCACTTCTGAAGCGATACCAGTTGCCCTTGTAGTCACGACCTGCATGTAGCGGGTCCGTTTCAGTCGGCTTTACATCCTTGATGTCGTAGTATTTGTCGACACGAAGGTCATCAGCAATCAGACACAGGACTCGACGTGTAGGGCTGCGCTTGAGGAACTTCTCGATCAGTCGCCCGCGCTCTGCTGGGCTTTCGCTCGTGAATACTTCGTAGTCAGTTAGACGATGAAACTCCGTCTGCCAGACATTTTCAAGGCTGCGCTTTGGAGCAACGATCAAGATCGGCCTTGGATAAATGTCGGCCTCATATATCGCTCCGATGGCCTCCAGGGTCTTTCCTGTGCCGACATCGTTAGCGTTGATCGATGAGCTTAGACTCATCATCTTAATGTCGGCTCGCTGATACGGGCGCGGCTTCCGCCTACGCCGCAGCACATGTCCCGGCGGAATCGTGGGATGCCCAATCGGCCTCCCCGCTATGATCTGTTCGATCACCTTGGGCACGCGCTCCAGCTTGGCGTCACTCGCGTTCTGGAGTTGCGCTCTTTGTTTCTCCTGCTTGATCTGGTCCTTGGCCCAGAGCTTCACTGCCGGTCCAAGCGTCATACGATCACCAAAGATCTCACGTAGCCTCCGCGCAGCCTTCAGGTTCATCGGCACGGTATTGATCTTACGGTCCCAATCAAATCGTCGTCCAGGGATCGTCTTCACGGCGGCGACATCTCGCTCGTCGTACTTGAAGTGAACCTCGATCCTATCGACTGATTCGTTTAGTTCAACGAATACGGTGCTCAACTTTATCCCTTCCTGGTATTTTGTTCGTGGCAAAGCAGTAGGTACAGGGGCGGGTTGGATATCCGCCCTTGCCCCATTCAGGCCCGACGATGGTACGTTCGCCGCATCGTGGGCAGGTGATCCATAGCCAATCCGGGATCACCTTCTTGCTGACTCGTACTTCCCATTCAGGCAGCATATGTTACCCTGATGCGCACCTGATCGTCTACTTCACAGCGCTCCCTGTCGAACCCCTCCTCATTTCGCCAAATGAAATATACATCTCGTCCTTGAACGCCAATTTCGCAGACGTGGTAGTAGGCCCGCCTGTCTCCTTCGTCAACTGCCAGGATATCACCGGCGTGTAGGTCGCCAGCGTCTATCCAGATGACACGTCGCTTTTTGGGTAGCCGTTTTGACACCCTTCTCCCACTATGAGTAGACGTTCTCGGTCGGGTCTAGGCCGCGCTCCTGCAAGGCTGACCTAGCGCTGTTGACACGTCTCTCCCAGCTTCCCCCGTAGACGCGCCCGCCGCAGATCGGCCCAATCCCTAGTTCACGGCTCAGCCTGTTGGTGATTCGGGTGTTGCATTGACTGCACCGGCCGATGGTTCTGCCGTACAGGACGGCGGCATCGCCCAGCCCGAATCGAATGATCCGTTTGATGGCATCCTTCGCAGCCTGTCCCTTGAGCAGGTGCTCGCTGGGCCCGGCGATCTGAAAGATGATGCGGTACTTGCTCTCCTGTCCTACCTCCTTGACTCGATAGTAGCCGATGTCGTTGGCGTCCTGCCCGATTTGGACGGCATACCTTCCTGGCGGCACGTCGTTGATCGTCGGTTTGTTGATGCTCTTGTTGTCTGCATCGGGCTTCAGCGGCCGAGCCTTCAGATGCTTGATGATGTTGCCCGCATCGCCCTTCTTCAGACCGCCCTCGGCCTCCATCAACTCTTTGATCTTGAGCAGCCAGGACTCGGGAGTGTCGCGGCTCTCAACTAGGCCCTTGATGTAGCCAATCTGCGGCGGTGTGGCCGGTTCTTGCGTCCAGGCCGGTAGCTCTTCAGGCGGCTTCTCGCCGCGTACTGCCATTAACTGTTCGTCAGTAATCATGATGATTTCTTCTTCTTCTTTGGTTTCTCGATTTGATTGTCTAAGTCGAGGACGATGGCCTGCACGATGTCGCCGCCTGCCTCTGTAACCGTCACGTGAGCGCGGTAGATTGTCTTCAAGAGCACCTTGGCGCCCTTCTGACTAAGTGCCAGGTGAACCATCCGCTCTGCCATCAGTCGATTACCCAGCCGTCATCGAGCATCCCGTCGATGTCGTCGTACCGCTTGATGACGTTTTCCTCGTACACCTTATACATCTTGCTGTCTTTGGGCTCGTGGTGGTTCTCCTCTTCTGGGCGGCCCACGACTGGCAGGCCATCGCCATCCTCGCAGGCAAGTTGAAGAAGGATGCCTTTCATTGAAGGGCGCTGCCTCAGAACGACGTTGGGGAAGTCGGCTGTGACAAAGCCTAGGTTCGGGCTATGGTCCATCGACCGCTTCATCGGCAGCACCGGCCAGTACGGCCAGGCATTCGGGTCCTTCAGCATATCGTGGTGCCGCTTGCGATCTTGTGCGTTCATTATGCGCTCCTTGCTACGCGCTTGTGCGAAGTGACGCCGTGGCCGGCGACAAGCCGCAGTTCCTCTCGTGGCTTCTGATAGTGACGGACCCCACCGATTCTCGTTGTATCCAGAGTGCCATCCGCTTGCATCTGATCGAGGATTCTGTAGATATGGGTAGAGCTTCTCCCAATCTTGCGCCCGATCTCCATCGTGGTGAGTTTCTCTCCTCGGCCGAGAGCTTCCAGAATGGCCGTCCTGTACTGCTCGGCCGATGTTCTCACTCTGATCTCCGGCGGCGGGTCGATAATGTCGAGTGCCTGGCTGATGCGCGTGATCTGCTCCTGGATATGAACAATCTCTGCTCGCGCGTCCCTGCGGGCCTTAATCAGAAGTGCTACGATGTCCTTCATATTAGCTCCTTTGTGTTACCATTGGTGAACGTCAGCTTGACCTCGATCATCCGTCGAACTCCCCGTTGATCACACGCTGACGCAACTCCATGTGGCCGTCCTCGGCGAGCATGGCCGCTAGGTCCATCTTCGGGGCCGCCAGATCGGTCTTGAAGTCCGACCAGTGGCCGCGCCGGGCCTGGTTTACCACGCTCGGTGGATATCCTGCCTCCTTCAACGCCCTGCCAAGAGCAGCGTCATGCGGATCGACCATTATGTTCTCCTTGGTTCGAACATTTCTTCAGCAATAGCTGCTACGACACTCTTTGTCTCTTGTCCGGCCCTTTGTACGGCTCGACCGATGAACGCATCTGCCGTCATTTCGGAGATGTACTTGTGAACTTCTTTGCGGCTCAGGCCGGTCTTGAACCCAATGGCTTCCGCCACAAAGCTATCATGCAGCACCCTTTCAAGAACTTCGTAACTGTATGTGCTCACCTTGCCTTCCTCTCTGAAGCACCAAGATGTAAGTGCATGGCATGGGTCCGCTGCCCATTCGGGAGTATAGCACAGTCACATGGAGTCATAGTCATTACGTCGCAGCGGACATGCATCCCTGGACGACGAGCGATCAGGTTGTCGTCTGCTTGATTGCCCTCGACTAAATCCCACTCACCTTTGTAGCCTTCAACGGTGATACGTGCGTTTGATTGCCTGACATTACTTGGCATCGTCACGCATGTAACTGAACTTGGCGTCGGCGCGGGCGGACTTCACGTTGTGCCATCTTGCGTCATAGCCAGTAGCGAACATCTTCTTGACCTGCTCAAGCGTGCGCTCGCGCTTCGGCTGTTTGTCTTCTTCTTTGATTATCACCTTGCCTCCCCGCTATGACTTGTGCGTCCGCCACGCAGATAGCTCATCTCCCGGCAGTAGCTCCAGAGTTTCGCCGTCCACCATGTCGGTAAACTTCCACCTCTCCTTGAGGACGTAGGCTTTGGCGCGGAGCGGAGTCGCTCCAATAATGGGGTAGTCCGTGAGCTTGAATACGGTCCCCGGACTGATGCCGATGGTGCCTTGTTCCTTCATGAGGCTTCTGGCCTCCTCGACGAAACCCTTCATATCCTCATACGGACCTGCACCTGAGTCAGCGCTCGCGGCAATGACCATGGCAGCAACGTGGAAGCCGCCCCACTTGAGGGGCAGCACTTTGCCGTCACGCTTGATCCGCGTGTTTAGTGGCATATGTAGACCTTTCGGTTGAATGAATGGCACCGTTCCCCTGGTGCCTGCCAGGCAATATCCGCTTTGGCGGTTCGGCCCCGCCTTCAGCGGCCACCGCGCTGGGGCAGCGCCCTGGCCCGCGTCCTGTTACAGAACTATATCTTCAGCCGTTACCGTTATCAGCTTACCTGTACGGTCATAGAACTGTATGAGGTCCTGCCGCCGAACCCCTCCACCTGCAAGGGGTCCAGCGGACAGGTACTGCTTGAACTTCTGTACTTTGTGAGTGCGCTCGATCTGTTCGGCGTACTCAGAGCCGTCAGCTTCTCGACCGAACACTTTCGTGATAACGGTCACTCGACGGCCCTCAATGAGGCGAGCTATGTCCCTCTCCGACTTGGCGCCGATGAAAGGGTTAGCTTTTCTTGGACCTCCCACCCCGCTTGACTGCTACCCTCTTGGACTTGGGCGCGGGCTGGGGCTCAGGCTCCTCCTCCTCGTCCTCATCTTCCTCGTCCTCATCCTCCTCTTCATCTTCCTCGTCCTCGTCCAGTTCCTCCTCGTCCTCCAGTTCCTCCTCATCCTCGTCTTCCAGTTCCTCGTCCTCCTCCAACTCCTCCACGTCCTCCGGCTCCTCAACCTCCTTGACCTTCTTCCTGGAGGCTCCCTTCTTGGCCGCTGTCTTCTTGGCAGCCGCCTTTTTGGCGCCGGAGCGGTCCTGCTTGATGATGGCCTCCTCGGCGTTGTCCGGGCCGTACTCCCTCAGGAGCCGACGGCCGGTCATCGAGCCGGGAAGTGCCCAGTCGTACTTGTCCTCGACCAGCTGCGTGATGTCGGGCCAGCTGGTGGACGGCGACTTGGAGCGCTCACGGAAGATGAGCTTGGCGATATTGCGCTTCTTGGCTTCGCTCAGACCCTCCAGCTTGTCGGGGCCGCGCGTCCGGCCTGTGGTCTTCTTGGCGCCGTTCTCGGCGCTGTCGGTGCTGGCCGCCTTCTTCGTGGCGGTGCGCTTCGTGGCAGTGGACGCCTTGTTGGCGGTCCGCTTCGTGGCCATTCGATCCTCCTTGGATCTGTTGGTTGTTGACTGCGGGAGCTTAGCAGGGTAGCGCGGGATTGGCAACAAATTTGTGCCAGTGAACAGGGAGGGGCTATGTACTCTCCATATACCCTTTAATGTTCTTCCGAAACCCCTGCTTCTCCATTTGACCCTAAAGAGGTCATCATCAGGGACGATACCTATGAGAGTGCCTCGCTTCCAGCGCTTCTCTTCAGGCAACCAGACGACGACCTTGTGCCCCATTAACTTCTGTGCGACGACCCAGTAGTTTACTGGACCGCCTGTGGTCCTGTAGGTTCTGTCCTCAACAGGATGTCGTTTGCGTCGCTTTTTCAGCTTACCTCCCCGCTCTGAGTTGAATTTTTATCAGCTTGCCTCCCATCGATGAGCGGGCGCTGAGCGCCGCACATCCAGCACTTCCGCTCCCACCCGTAGTTCAGATGTCCGCAGTAGATCGGCCCGGTGGCGCCGTGACAGCGCCAGAGCTTAGCCAAAAACAGAGGCTTGAACATAATCAACGCCTCCAAATCCCAAAGCCCCAGCCAGCCCTTGGTTCAGGTCCCAAACCCTTCCACCAGCATACGGCCCTCGGTCTTGTACGACGGCCCAGACGGATCGCCTATGATAGCGAAACAGGACTCTTGTGCCGCATCTTAGACGTTTGTTAGCGACACCGTATCTCGCGTGGAATCCGCAGGCTGTTTGGCCTCCATCGTAGTACCACGATGCCAACTGCGTATACATTCGAGGCTTCTTATGATGATGCCTGGTCTGTGTCTTCTCCGCAGACGGAATGATCAGAGCCATCAATGATAACGCTATCGCCATCAGTCATTCTCCTCACTCTCATAAGGCCAGATTACATTATCGGTTGCCAGGCTTTGGGCTGCGACATGCTCCATCTGCACTGGCTCGACCATCTCCATGCCCTCCTCCGTCTGGGCTAGGTCCAATGCGTAGGCCCGTGCATCACTCTCACCAATGAACGGGCCGTACACATACACATAGTTGTCGCCCTCAGCGGGTTCCTTCCCAACGACGTACCAGGGACTCACGCCTCCGGGTCGTGCGGCTCGATTGTGACCTTGACCGCGTCAGGATTCCCGAGCTTCTGGAGGCTCTCCCGAGACAGATAGATGTTAGTGATCGCTACAGGCCGATCATCCGTAGTGAACTTAACCACCCCCTTCATTGGCTTGCTATCTGAAAGGACAACCTCGACCTTATTGTTGTCGGACTTCTTGGCTGCGGGCACTATGCCTCCTGTTGTTTGGTCAGGTCCACGATAACGCTGCCGGTGTTCGGGTCCATCGCGTGCTTCTCAAGCAACTCCTGAACCTCGAATGTGACGAGGTCCTGGATTTTGGGAGGGCAGCTATCCCAAAGAGCCTTCACCGTCGGGAGTTCACTAGGGATGTAGCCTTTGAACGCGGCCATTTCCTCCCAGTCGTCCCAATCGACCTCCCCGCTCTGGTCTGGCTCCGGCTCCTTGTTGAAGTGCTGCCAGTAGAACGTCGCCAACGGCCTGTCCCAACCGACAACGAACTTCTGTTCGCCGTTCGGGTATGTTGCTAGGATGATACGGCTCATGCGATCCTTTCTGGGCCGCCATTGACCCACTTGTAGTTTGGCTCCTCATCTGTCTCGACAACCCGCGTTTCGCGGACCATAATCCATCGACGAGCCAGATCTTGAGCGTACTGATGTGCTTCGTCCTCTGTGGTCCAGACGAGTGCGTTGCCCGCCCACTTGCCACTGTCGTCAGCTATCACTTCCGCTTTGTACGACAATTTGCTCCCTTTTGTTTGGCCCACCCCTCAGCTGTCAAAATTCTGCCAAGGGGAGGGTGTTATAGCTTGATAGCCCCGCTGGCTACCAAGATCGCAGCACCCACAATCGCAAGAATCAAGAGGATGCTGAGAAACATGATGATCCGATCCCTCCAGGATCGTCGTCCCGACTGATTACGTCGAGCCTCAGAACGTTCCTGGCTCTGAGCGAACTCGCGCTCGATAGTGTCGATGCTCTCGTTCACGAGATGTCACTCGTGTAGAGCTTCTGCCCCATACCCTCTCCCAGCCCGACGCCGACGTTCTGATAGTGGCGCTCGCACATATACGCCCAAGGACCCATTTGTGTCTTGCCGTCGTACACGGCCTTTGTGCCATTTGCACAGAGGTCGCAGTTGGGCATTGTGCTAACTACTGCTTCACGGCCCTTTGTAGCGGCAAACCGCTTGCTCATTCCTTGCTCCTGGTTTTTTGTTCTTCGTAGTTCAGTTCGCTGAACGAGAGCACATCTTCTGTACCGTCATCGAACAGCACGACGCACGCATCAGGAATCGTCGGATCGTCAGACAATGCAGTGATGCGACCAACTCGCTCATGCGGCTCCAACTCTGTATGGCCGATGATTTCGACCCTGGCTCCTTCCGATGGGTTTTCAATCATACGCTGATCCGCTGCTTGCGCAGCGCCTTTCGGACACCACGAGCGATAGCCCACAACTCTTGGCGCTCGGCGGCGATAAATTCGTCACGCACCGAATGTGAGACGCACCGGCGGTCGCCAGCGCTAATGATCATTGCAGCTACATAGCGAGCGACCATCTTCTCTCGTCTGGTCAACATTACCCTTCTTCCTCCAGTTGCTGTAGGCCGAGGTCCAGAATGTGCCGCACAAACGGCTCGCGCGGAATCAGGTCCGGGCGAATGGCGTCGATGCGGTCGATCAGTTCCGGCGTGATACGGATGGGGATCGGCAGTCGCGTGACTTCCGGCTGCTTCTTTGGCTTCAACTTGCCTCCCCGCTGCTGACTTGTCTTCATTTTGCCTTCACTGGCTCCTTCCTGGGTGTGACCGGTTCTTCCCGAACCGGCTCTGGTGCCGGTGGCACCGGGTTCTTGATTGGTTCGATGATTTGCTTGTCGTGTTCCTTCCCGATCTCCACTAATGCTTCCTTTCCAGGTTATACAGCTTGTACGGAACACCGTAGGCGGCGGCGACTTGTTTCGCAATCCGCCAACGAGAGTACGGGACCAGCAGCTTCTTTGGGTAAGCAAACTGAGCCCTCCATCCTGTATCTGCGGGGATGATCCCGCCCCACAAATTCACCTGCCCAGCGATGGAAACTACGCCACGCGGGACCGAGAACAAACCGTTCCCCTCTCTGGCATAGCCCATCGCGAACAGGCGGTTGAATGTGGTCGTCGCGTATGTGCCGCATCTGCACCTTGGATCCGGCACTTCGTGGTTATGCAGTTCGCACATCGCTTCAAACGTCTGGTGCGGCTCCCACATGCTCATATGCATGATCGAATACAGGAGGCCATTCTCGACTATCCAAGCTCTGTATCCGACTGCTGGTTCGATTGCGTCAGGAACTTTCATCAAGTGTTTCGACCAAGGCGTCGGGCAGTCTCCACCACCACTCGTTGCCGCGCTTGATCGATTCAACCTCCGCTTCCGCCTTGGCTCCTTCCAAGGTCCGTTTGGTGATACGATAATGCTTGGCGTCCTCGATGATCTCGGTCGCCCGCCGCTCGTGATTTGGCGCGGCCCCGAGGTACTCAATCAAGAACTCAACCGCCTGCTCCCGCTTTGTCGGCGGTCGGCCCTGCTTCCCACCCTTGCTCGCTTTGGCAAGCATCACCATCGGGTCGAAGCCATCCTCAATCTCGCCTGTGTAGGTGAGAAGTGGCTGCGGACGCTCGATGCCAGGAACGTCGGCCTCGTCCATCTCGAATTCGAGTGGCAGAGGATCGTCACGCAGCTGGCTCTTGATGTTGCACATGACGACGCGATCCTTGTCTTCAGGATCACGACCGACGATATAGATCATGCGACCGGCGGCGGGCAAGCCTGAGCTTGCACCACCGATGGCATTTAGCGGATGGCTGTTCTTCGCCACGTTCTTGATAACGTGGTCTACGAGAATGATCGCGCATCCTGTTTCCTGCGCAAGCTTCTTGAGTGGACGCGTGGCCTTGCGGATGCTGTCGCTTGTCCGCTTGACGCCCTCGCTCAGATGCTCGTTTACTGGGTCGCAGATCAGGAGCTTGACCCTGTAACGCTCGATGAACTTCCTGGTGCGCTCGATGTCCTCAGGGAACAGCGGATCGAAGTCATACTCGATTCGCTTCTTGTTCGCCCCGACCGCCGACAGGCGCGGCCCGAGCATGGTGCTGTCGATTTCCTCCGTCTGTGACAGAATCACAGTGCCCTTCTTAGCAACATCAGTTGCGATGCGAACGCCCAGGAGCGACTTGCCGCCACCCGGCCTGCCCGCTATGACGTGGACCGTACCCTCAAAGATACGATCCATCCATAACGACTTAATGTTCGCATTCTGGATTTTGTTGGCTCTAGCCAACTTATACCTCCTTGATTTCTACAGGAATGTTGAGCCTACGAGCGATGTTTATCGTCATCCATTCGCCAGAGCGGTAGAATTTAGCCGACCTGACGAACGCTACCAGCTTGTCCGACCCCTGCACCATTAGCTCATTCCGCTGGCGATATGGCTCAAGCCCCAACGGGCACTGATATACTTCGCTAGCGTATCCCAGCATTTCCTCGACCAGCTGTTCGTTATGAGGCGCGCCCGGAACATATAGCTCCAGATCGAACATGAATACGTGCGCGGCCTGAGCGGCGAGAGTGTCGACGCCATACGCGCATCCTGATCGCCAAGTTGGCCAATTCGGGTCCTCGTTGGCTACTACATCGAGCGCATCCTGTACGAAGCGCACCTGATTATCCATCAGGCGGCTCGGGCCTGTGAACGATATAATCATGCTACTCATCCATGGTAGTGAGAAGGTCCGTAACCCAATCAAGTTCCAGGACCGCCTTCTCAATCCGGTCCTGAAGGATTGCCGCGAGCGTATCAACGCCCGCGTCCTGCGACAAGGCGTCGTTCTTGACGCCTATGGCGATGCGGAAGATAATGTCTTCCAAATTACCTCCCCGATGTGGTTTGTACTTCATTCGCGCAGGCGGGGAATTGAACCCCGCAACAAGATAAATCGTGGCCTTGTTCCATTCTGCGCGCGTGTCCCTTAGTGGTCTGCCAGCCTACACTCTCGATGTAGGTTATGGCTATTGCGTCGTCTGTCACACGGCTTGCACTCGCACTGTACTGTGACCCACGCAGGTTTACGTGATTCCGCGGCTACCATCGTCCCTTGTTTTGCTCATCTGCTTGCTAATCGGTTCATCGCTTCACTCCCTCCGGTCCATCGCGTTTCGCTCAAAAAGGTAGAGCTACTAACTTCACCGGACTTCGCTCAGCGTCCCTCCGATCACTCGGGCAGGATCGGCTAACAAAGTCTGCGTCACCGTTCTGTGGTCTCTGCTTCCTGGCTTAGCCTGCCAGTCTCCGGGGGTCAGGACGGTCCCCCTTGCTCCTCACGGTCCACCGAATCACTACCCGCGAGGCCACCCTACACTTTCACCCTTCACCGACTTGTTTACTTCACTGTTCCCGGCGCGGGGCGTCCGCCCCTAGAGCTTAGCAGAATCCGCTCGCAGACGCAAGCAAGTGCTAGGTCACTTCGCGTCATGGGCGGGGAGGTTTCCTGGCGCATTTTCAGGTCAGGATTACACTGTTGAGGAAGGAAGGCCGCAAGAAGTAGCGCGCGAGTTCTCGCGGCCTTGCGCTCAGCATGGCCTGCCTGAAAGTGCTAAACTGCTAGCATGGCCAACTCAACATCGATTGCCGTCCTTGCCATCGACCCCGGAGGGACCACTGGCTGCGCCACGGCCCTCATTGATCTCCGACAGATCACAGTGGCAAAGGCGATGCGGAGAGCACACGCCAAAAAGAACATAAATACCTGGACTGAGAAAGGAAGCTACACTGAGCAGGCATGGTCGATAGCGCGGAAGATCGTGGACTTTAACTTCAACGTTCACATCGAGCGCTCACTAGTCGAGAACAGCAACTTCCTCGTCGTGTGCGAGAAGTTCGAGATCAGACAAATGGGCGCCGACCTCTCACCAGTCAGAGTCGCAGCCGGAATCGAGACACTGATCTGTGATGTCTTTAAGGACCGCTGGGACCATGACGGCTTCTACAGCTTGCAATCAGCCAGCGAGGCCAAGGGTTTCTGTAACGACGAAATGTTGGATAGATGGGGATTGCTCAAGGGCCGCACGCCTCATGAACGTGATGCCCTCAGGCATATCGCCAGACGTATAGACAAACTCCTATGAGGAAGGTGAACTACCGGCTTGCGCGCTGGGCTTGCCCTTGGCGAAGTCACGTAGCGACAAAGCTCGCAAGCTGAGGTTAATTTATGTCTACTCTGAAAGTCATCTCTGTAGCACTCATAGCTGGATGCATGATGGCCATTCCGGCCATTGCCTCTGCTGACGCACCGATCTGCCACGACGGAATCCTGTCGGATGACGCCGGGCAACACTGCGCCGACGGTCTGTACGAGAAGGTGTACGGGCACGGTTCCAGCGGCAGCTACCAAACACCGTCGGCCGTTGTGAGCGGCTACAGCGGTGGCTCAAGCAACTCGATGGTCAACCCGTACTGTGAGAGCAGCGGCAACTCCCAGGCCATCTCACCGGACGGCCAGTACTGGGGCAAGTACCAATTCGACTACAGCACATGGGTGGCTTTTGGAGGGTCGCCCAGCGCGTATGGCAATGCCATCGCATCATACCAGGATCAGATAGCGGCTCGTGTAAACTACGACGCTTGGCCAAACTGCTAGTGATGTGATTGGCAAGGCCGCAAGAACTCTTTTGTCGCAACCTTGCGGCCTTGTCACTTTGGGGTGATTTATGTTAGCTGGCTTCATCATAGGTTTTGTTGTTGGGTTCTTCTTGGGGGTCGCTTTGATAGCCATACTCTCGATGAGCGATACCGATGAATAGCCTGCAAACAGACCGAAGTTGCGCGGCCATTGTGAAGGCGCTAGACTCCCGTAACTGCCCGAGGTAGCTCCTTGGAGTCAGCGGGTGGGGTCAGTGTGGTAGCTGGCCTCACCCCACATTTTCTACCACGACTTGAGAGGGAGTACAATTGAACACTCAAGAAGCGACAGAACTTTTCTGTGACAGAACAGGAAGCCTGATTTTGGGCGAGGAAACTGCGTATGATGATAACGACATCTCAGCTTTATACTTGAAACTAAGGGAGGCAATGAATGAAATAGCCTTTCTTAGACAGGAATTGGATGGGAGATTGAAGCAGATCGACCTGGCCCTGTCAGTACTTCCTTAGTGATCACCAATGCTCATGAAAGGGACCGAGGAGTATGTCTACCAGGATGAGAACGGAGTCGAGCAGTACAAGGTCGTGCGGCGACCTGGCAAGAGATTCCACATCGAAAGTCTGAATGGGAGCGGCATTTGGGAAAAGGGTCTCAACGGTAAGCGGCCAGTACCTTACAACCTTCCAGCAGTTAAGGTCGCTGTCAGACATGGGCAGGCAGTATACATCTGTGAGGGAGAGCAGGATTGTAACAGCGCCGCAGAACATGAGATGGTTGCAACTTGCAATCACGGCGGTGCAGGGAAGTGGACAGATGAGCATAGCAAGTGGCTAATCGGCGCTCATCGAGTCATCATAATTTGGGACCTCGATGCAGCTGGGGAGAAACATGCTCTTGAGGTAAGCCAATCGCTGCGTCGTGTTGGGGTTAGCGATATCCAGTACAAAGTCGCGGCTGCTGGCAAAGACCTTACAGATCATCTAGGCGAGGGTTACGAGGAGAATGAGCTTCTCGACAAGCGTCCGGTAGCCAAGCCGTCCGAGCAAACTGATCAGCTAGAAGTTACTGGCGACGAGTTCGATCCTGGTATGTTGCAACTTGTGCTTGGGAAGTTGCGACAGATCGGCCAGGTCACAGCAGAGCACGGCAAGATTCATCAGTACAACGCGATCTGCCCTGCACACGATGATCACGCACCTAGCATGAGCGTAAGTCTAGGTGATCGAGGCCAGATCATCTTTAAATGTCACACTGGTTGCTCATTCGAGAAGATCGCCAATGCGCTCGGAATCAGACGAGTAGACCTCTCAAGAGGCGATGGAAAAAATAAGTCCCGTGAGGAGCGTGTACATGATCGTGTTGAGTATCTGTCGATTAATGACGATGCCCAAACGATCCGCAACCTACAGAGAGCAAGGAACATCGTGCGCATCAAAGAGGACGACGGCCACACCGGAGCCGACGAGCTACTGATCCCTGAAGAGGAAGCGATCTGGGTATTTGATAGCTGGTTCCCAAACGGCTCGATGGTACTCCTCAACGCTGATCGCAAGACTGGCAAGACTCGGTTGTGTCTTTCGATAGCCAAAGCGATCTGCGATCAGGAGCCGTTCCTGGGTCGCTTTGAAACTACTGTGCCAGACGGCGCTCGGGTGCTTTACTTGAACTACGAAATGCCAGCCGCTACATTCCGTAGATGGTTCCGAGAGTCTGAGTTCAAACGTCCAGAGAACTTTCTGGTGCAGCATCTCAAAGGCCGCTCACTGCCGTTTAATGATATGACAATTCGAGATGAGCTTGCGAACTACTGTGCTCGCAATGAGGTTCACCTTATCATTTTCGATACCCAGATTAAAGCTATGACGGACCTCGGCGTAAACGAGAATGATAACTCCGAAGTGACTATGTTTCATGCGGCTCTTGAGGCCCTTATGGAAATCTCAGGCGTGCCCAACGTGATACTACCTCATCATATTGGAAAGTCTGACCGCGTGCATGGTCGTGGAGCTTCGCGCATCGAGGATGGTCCTGACGTTATATGGACGCTCTCCAAGAGTGACGACGGTGACGATCTGTCAGGCCGTGTTCCCAGGCTCCTAGCCGGAGAGGGCAGGGACGTGCTGCGAGAGCCGGTCAGTCTGGCGTACAACGATGACACAGGCTTGTACACATATGAGGGTCGGACGGTCGAGGCGCAGGTCCGACTCGACAAGGTGGACGCTCTTGTGGGTCGTGTGCTGGAGTTTTGGAATAGTTCTGGCCGCTGGCCGAACTTTCGTGAGACGCGCGGTATGTGTACTGGGCGCGGTGCGGCGCGGTCTGAGTTAATTGAATCGGCGGTTGATCGAGGGTTGTTGCGCAGGGCCCATGTCAAAGGTTCCAGAGCAGTTCGTTACAAGGTTCCTGATGAGAGTTGAATGCGTACCCAACTTTTCCCTGCAAATGTGTGTGTTTTCTGCTATGCGTACCCAAGCGCACTCTGTGCGTACCCAACAGGCTACGGTGAATGCGTACCCTCGGCCCCCTTATAGGGGAGGCCGTGGGGGTACGCAATGCACTTCACCGTGGCCCGCGCGAGCCATGATATGATTTATATGTTTATGGGTTGTGTGGTTCTGGCGTATGCGCGCGTGCGCACGTACCGGGTCAGAAGTACCTGCACTGACACAAAATAGCCACATCACAGCCTGAAGTCATGTCAACACAAGGGGGCTGCATATTAGTGATGTGCTTCATCTGTATCATGCTATCCACACTGTTGTATCTGTGTGTTGAGCTGGGTGTCTTCAAGTCATTTTGAGTGGAAAACAATGATTTTAACTGATTTTGCGCACACATCAGACCAAGACAAACTCATTTTGAATGGAAAAACAATGATTCGGCTGATTTCGCGGCCCACATCAGAACAGTGAAACAACCCAATTTCACATCAGCTCATTGGGCGGGGAGGTTTCTTGGCCCCTTCGGGGCCTGCGCCCCCGCGCGAGACACATCAGCTCACATCAGCTGGGGTCACAAGCGCAGGCCACGCTGAGGTGGCCTGGCTCGGCTAGCCGCGCTGGTTGCTGTGGTCGCGTCGCTGCTGTTGCATGAGGCGCTTGTGAGCGTGGCATCCTAGCCACCAACAGAAGACGCCTTGACTTACCACGATGGCCAGGAACACCCAGAACGCGATCATTGGTTGAGCACCGCTGGCATGTCGGCTATGACTTGTAGCACCACGTAGAGGATGATCAGAGCGGTGACGCTGAGGGTGACTAGTCGGGTCATGGCTTCAACGCCTTCACAATCTCGGCCTTCAGCTCCTTGAGCTGGGCCTTGGTGAGATGCCCTTGTAGGATGAATACGTTGTCGTCTGTGCCGATGACGTTGTATCCGTCGCTGTCTGTCTTGATTACTGCGATCATGCTGTTCTCCTGTTAATCGGTGTAGTCTGCCCCGCCAGCGGCGGGGAGGCTGGGTGTGTACGGTGTGATTGGTGAGTTGCCGCGCCTGACGTTGCATGGGCGGCAGCTTGGCTGGATGTTTTGGCGGTTGTAGGGTCCGCCCGGTATGATGCGGTCTGCCTCGATGGTCTTGAAGTCAAGCCCCTTGCCGCAGTGTACGCATGGTGCGGTGACGGTGTCGCCGAACATTGCCAGCATCCAGGCCTTGCGCCTACGCCGGTCTGCGGCCTTGCCACGTTTATCACCTCCATTCCTCATCTTTCACCTCCTTTCGTCGTTCGCTTCCTGCTCTGCTCGCAGATGCTAGCAGGCGCTCGCGACAGGCGCAACATCACGCCTCCCCGCTACCAGCTCAGCCGTTTTGGATGGAAAACAATTGATTAAACTGATCCTGCGCTGACCATCACACCAACTCATTTTGAATGAAAAACAATGAATTAAACTGATCCTGCGCCGCCGGTCAGATCAGGCCAGCTCACCCTATTCCAGACCACTGTCACACTGCCATCCGGTCACACATCACACCGGATGTCGGTTCATCAGACCACCGGACACCGGTACATCAGCACACCTCACTCCAGGCGGGTTGCCAGCGCAACAACCCCAGCTCAGCTCACCGCCCGGCCACGCGCGCTGTCGCGCCGCCTGCGGCGCTGGCGCCGCTGGTCTGGGGCGTCGGCCGACCCTGGTCTGGCCTGGGCCGCTAGCGGCCTGGCAGAGGTGTCTCTGGGCCTGTCGGGCCGTCGGGCCGTCGGCTGTTCTGTCCGGGCCGTCGGGCGGTGGATGTCGGTCTTAACGTGCCGTTAATACAACTGGGCTGCTTCTACGCTAAGCTTGTCTTGCAAGTCCGGGAACGGCCCGGACTCCACCGAGAGGAGCCAGAAATGGCCCGACGTACCAGCAGCACTCCGCAGGATGTCCGCCCCTTCAGCGCCGACGCGCCGGAGGCCAAGCAGTTCGGGGCGCTTAGCGCGTCCGCCCAGACGGCCGTCGCCAAGGCGATTGCGGCCGACAAGGCCGCCGGACTCAGCGGCGACGAACTCCGCGCCAAGTACGGTGCCCGCCTCACCGGCCCCACCCGGCGCAAGGTGCTCCGCGCCGCCGGGTTCGACGGAACCGGGTACATCGCCCGCTCGTACACCGCGTACCGCGACGGCGACGGCCGAACGGGTACCAGGCACGCCAGGGAGCACGGCGCGCTTGCCCAGCAGCGCCGCCGCCAGGCGGCGGAGGACCAGGCCGCTAGCACGGACCTCAAGACGGTCCGGGCGGACCTCCGCGAAAGCGGACTCCAGCGCCTGCCGCGCCAGGAGGCAGCGCTCCGCGCCGCCTACGCGGAACTGCTCATCGCGGCCGCCACGGCGATGCCCGCCTAGCACGGCGACCAGCGGACCCCGCCGCTCGGCGGGGTCCGCACCAGCCAGCCGGACTCGGCCCGCCCCAGGCGGGCCGTTTCCACAGGCAAAACTCTGCGGCTCATGCCACAGGGTGTGGCCTCCCAACCCCGGATGACCCCTACCCTGTTCTG